TTGATGGGATACATCTGCGTTCATATATTTAACATCCATATATCCACAAATAATATGAGAAACTTCGTGTCTCATAAGAGAAATGACCTTATTTTCATCATATTCATTATTTTTATCCAATGTTGTTATATATATTTCTTTATTATCAAAAAAAGTTACTCCGACCATACGATAATTTTCATTCTGTAAAAGATATAAAAACTTCATATCCTGGAAATATATTTTTGTATTCTTTAGGGTATCCGCGATTTTTTCTAATGACCACGAAGATACTTTTTCGTTCCAAAAATCAATCAGTTTATAAATTGTATCGTTTGTTTTATTTATGCTGATATTTTTTGATTCCGGTGATAACCACAATGATATTTCATTGAATAAAGATATTGAAGATTTTACTTTTTTATATGCCGGCAGTTTTATCAACAAAAGAACACAACTTTCAACAATGACGGAAACTAACGAACATACTCCGGAAATAACTCTTGCCGCCATTGTCTGACCGAAAAAATATCCACAAATACCCAAAACAAACAACAATAACAAAGGAATGATATGAAACAAATCTTGTTTTGAAAGAAAACTTACATATGTTTGTTTATTGATCGGGGCATTCATTCAATATTACCCCTTACTATTCACTCCGGAACCGCTTTGGGGAATGATTTCATCCAAAGCCATCGGAGGATAGAAGAGATGAGCGATTGCTTCAAACGAACCGGTTCCAGAAGAACTTTCACAAGAAACATAGAATGCTTTTACGGAACCTAAAGAAACACAATCACCATCGTTTGGAAGTGTATACTTATGATTATATCCGACAACATCACTATTCACTCTTGAATCTAAAGTAACGACCAAAGAAACCGTAGAAGTGTTTGTTATTTTTACGCTTTCCGGAAGGCTGGGTAATATATATGCCTGTTGACCGTTATTTGCTTCGCTTCCCGAAACTCCAACAGATCCGGTCATCCAGGTTGTTAATATTTTCGGTGATTGTCCGCCATATTGAAACATTATTGTTTATCCTATTAAGTATTGATTCCGGAACCGCTCGGCATTTGTAAATCTTTAGCGTCCAAAGAAGTAAGATTAGCCACTATTCTGATTTCTGCGTTTGATCCAGTATTTTCCATCGCAACATATACTTCTTTTACCTTCATTTGAAATGTATATGAATCATCCATTCCGGGAAGAGTAATATAATGATTTTTAGAAGTTACAACAGAACTATTTGAAATACTGTCAAAATATACACGAATATGATTATTTGATTTATTAATTACTGTAAAATCGCGAGTTACACTAGGAAACTCTATTTTCGTTTCACCATTATTTGTTGCTGACCCTGATACATAAGAAGCAGTTAAAAACGGGCGGCCGCTGATTTGATAAGATCCTACATTGTTGATCCCGACGCGCGGCTGGTGTAAAATAGCATTATTACTCATCTTTTTCTTCCTTAGTTATTCCAGTTATAGAAGACCAAGATATTCCAGTTATTATATGAGAAATAGTCGCTTTACTTACTCCGTATTCTTGTGCTAACTCAGAATAACTTCCTTCTTTGTTTTTGTATTTTTTTATTATTTCGAATACTTGTTCTTCTGTAAGTATTCTTCTGCTTGACTTTTCTCCACATTTTCCAAAATGTGCTAAACTCATATTTTTCCTTGCTTCACTAGAACGAACCATTCCAAAATGTGCTATACTTATTTTTTCTCTCGTTTCTTTTGAAACAATCCTTCCTTTTCGAACTTCGCTCAACTTCTTTCTGTGTTCTAGAGAAAGTTTTTTTCCTTTGTGCGCTTCACTCATATTTTTTTTTGCTTCAATAGTGTGCTTATATCCCAAACTACTTTCACATATTAATAGTTTATTATATCCACACTTCGGATCGTTCGAACGATAAAAATCCTTCCAATAGTTTTCTCGTTCAGCGAGATATGTTTTAAGTTCTTGCTCGTTTTTTCTTTCTACTATTATTGATTCTAACATTATAAACTGAAAGTTTTCTTTTCCATATTTATTCCAAGAACGCTGAAGATGTTTATTTGGTGAATTTTTATTATGTTTTAAATTTTGCTTATGACCACTCCATCTATTGGATACGTTTTTCGAACTACCAACATAAACTTTATTGTTTATTTTATTTACTATTTTATATATTCCAGGAATCTTTATCATTATTGTTCCCTTCTATTCCTATCTTCTTGCCTTCGTCGTCTTTCTTGTTTTACTCTAATCTTTTTTTGTTTCTTTCGCTTCTTTTTATTATAAATAGAATCTTGATTTTCTTTTTCTCTCATAAGATCCGCTTCTTTTCGTTTGCGACGCTTTCGATCCGATGGTTTTTCATATGAAAGATGTTCTTTGACTTCCTTCATAAAATCTTCTTTCTTCATCTTCCTTAAAAATCTGCGGATCATATGCTCAACTGTCTCATTTGGCTTCAGTGTTACTTCAACATTTATCGGGTTCGTTGACTCTGGATGTTTTACCATTATTTCACCTTTATTTTATTTGTTACCAAAAAACATTGATATATCTACGCCCGCATCGCCCGCCGGCAAATCCGCCAACGGACTTCTTCTTGACATTGCCACCGGATCGGTCGATGGTTCTGAAGGAATGGGTCTTGCGTTCTCTTTTATTGGTGTAGTTCCAGCGAAAAAATCAACCCCTCCATATGCTTCCGACCCTATTGCCTTTAAAAGCATTTTTTTGTGTTCGTTAATTTGTTCAGCTTTGTTTGGAACTTTAAACTTTGGCATTTGTTGTTCTTTTATTTGTTCTGGAGATATATTATTTTCTTTATTGTCGGCAGAAATATTTATGGATTCGTTTAGACCGACGACCACTTCTTTAATGATGCCGGATAGAAGACCGGATTTACCAGATAGAAGCATTTCGTTGATGGTTTCACGAACACATTGTTTAACGAGTGGTTTTAATATCTCCTTAAGAGATTCTTTTTGATTATTTTTTTTATTGTTATCGGACATTATTTGTAACCTGTAATATCATTTAAAATGCGCCACAGACGATCTTTTTTGGTGAAAATATTTGAAGTAAACTTTTTACTTTCTTGTAAACTCAAAAAACTCCCATAAACACTTGGATTTTGAACTGCGTCAAAACATATGAATTGAAAATCTTCATCATTTACCAAAGATCCTTCGCTCGTTTCTTTCAAAGAACCAAGTGCCCTCGAAGAAATACCAATAGGAATATTTGATTCGACTAGAGATTTTAAAATCTGCCCGGATGGCATTTTTTCTAATATTTCTATTTTTCCCCAAAGTTCATCACCTCGCCACCAAACTTCTCTAACTACGTGACTAATATTTTTTAAATCAATATCCACCGATTCTGCTGGATGATTACATTCACCTACACTTCGCCTCTCTCTTATTAAACTTTGATAGTTATTCATCTCTCTGGCGAGAGTTTCTTTTTTATATATACGACCATTTTGATTTTTGCGATTAGCACACTGAAGCATACCTGTTAAAATCATAGTTCCACCTTTAACAAGGCGCTTTTCTTCTTCGTTGAGAAAATCTTGACAAACCCCTCCTTCGCAGAGTTCATAATATTCGCGAATAATATATCTTTTATTGTTTGTCATTATTTTTTTATTTTCCCAATCTTCATCGTCACACCAATAAATAGTTCTGTAAGCCTTTAATAAACCTTATGAACATAATACCTTAATAATATCAAGCACTTACGAACCCTTACAACAATGCCTCACGACGGGCAAATAAAATCTAATCGTACAAACTTGTCCATTATACATTAAATATCACTCCCTTTATATTTATTCATCAAATCTAAAAAAAATTTTTCTGATTCTTCATTTGTTTTAGTGTGTTTGATAATGTTTTCTTTTGCTTCCAAAGGTCTTAGATTTTTTAAATCCCAACAAATCTTAAAGTTTATATGTTCCATTGAATCATATGGAAGTAAACTTTGCGGGTATATGTGGTCAATATGCCAATATGATCCATAATTTTGCCAGTTCATATTTTCGTCAAACTGTTTTTCTAAATGATCTTTCAGTTCTTGAACAGTATACGATAAGTGCTTAAAACAAGAACTATTACTTCTTCTATTTTTTTTCATAAAAACTTTATATATTGAACGATTAACTCTCATTTTCAACTTATAGCAAACATCCTCCCTATATCTTATTTTTTGATTTATGAGACTTTTTTCAAGCATACATTTTTTACAAATATTTGAATAACCATTTGAAAAATATTTACAAAAACGAAACTCTTTTATATTTTTTTCAACATCACAAATTTTACATATTTTATTATCAAGAATATATTCTATTTCACCATTTTGGTGTTGATTATAATATATTTCCCTATACTTTTTTGATTTTTTGCGACAACATTCTTTACATCTATTTCTTCTTCCTGATTTTAAACTTCTTTCAATGGAAAAATCATCAATTTCTTTTTCACATTTACAAACATTACAGATTTTTTTCCCTTCGTTTAAAATATTATCAATATTCTCATTTTTAATCTTCTGTTTGAGACGATGTTGTTTTGATATTTCGCGATTACATACTTTACAAATATAACTTAAACCATCTGCGCTACGAGAATTTTTTGACCAAAACTCCTCCGTTCTTATTTTTTCTTGTTGACACTCGTTACATTTTCTTATATTCATCATTCCTCTTCTATTATATTTTCAAATATTTTTCTTTTTCAAGTGCTCTTTCTTCTTCAAGTATTTTGTTGATATTTTCTCGAAACAACTTAAAAAACTTTCGTGCTATTCTATCTTTAGAATGAGAACAATACAGATCGGTTCTGCCCGGTGTCGAGATACACCATTCTTCTCGTTCGGGCATTTTACGAATCACGCCATCGTTTGAATAACCATAAACAAACTTATCTCCAAACTTCCCCTCGCGATCTCCGTCATCTTCTTCAATCTCTTGCCTCTCCTTAAACCTCTCGATCTCTTCGGAGATTATTCTTTTTAAATCCTTTATCTTCATTATTCCGCCCTCAAACTAAATAGTTATTTGGTAACCTTAATGTTTATGCCGTTATCCGAAAACAACATACAAAGAATATATGATGTTCCAGAAGAAAGACATCCAAATAAAAATATACCGATTATAAATACTGGAAATAGTTTTATTTTTGCTATCCAAAACAATGAAAATACGATAAAACCGATCCAAGTTCCTAAACATAATGGACAGTTCAATATTTTTATTTTATTTCGTATCCGCTCAAATATAGAACCATAGACAATGATTTGGGTGATACCAAAACAAGAAAGAATGAACACAAGGAGATTGAGCATTATTCTTTTTTTCTTCTGGTTTGACCAATGATTTTCGTGAATCTTTCTATATCGGAAGCGTCGTATCTTTGATCGAAAAAAGAAAATATATCATTGTTTTTTTGTTCCCATTTAACCCATTTAACATTAACCCACGGCCATTTTATTGAAGTTATTATACCTTTTGTTCCTGTATCTGGAAGATTTGCATCAACAATCACCTCAATTTTTGTTCCTTTTCGAAATCCTTGATCAAAAAAATTTTTTATATCTGGATTATCTGCCCTTCTTTTTATTTCCTCTGGTTTCTCTTTGTTCACGACAGTATCAATATGTTTTATAAATCCCTTTGAAAAAAATACTGCTTGTGTTGACTCGTTTTCGTGTATAGTTTTGGAACCAAGATCCACAACTCCTTCAAATCCCAAATTGGTTAACATTTTTGACCATTTAGCAATATATCCAATATTTGCGCCCGATAACATTCGTGTTATATTCCACATTTTACTAACTGGCTTATTTGGAAAATATGCTTTTTTTTCGGAATATTCTATCATTTCTTCAACATCATATGATTCTATTTCATTATAAAATGTCCTTGGTTCTTTTGAAACTATTTTTCTTATTTTGTTTTTATATTGACCATAGTTTTCTCTAGTTATCTGTGCAGATTCGCCGTTTTTATCAATGACCAATAACTTCGATGAATTTTGTGCTTCAAATATTTGAATAAATGGATTTTCAGAGACGTAGGGTATATCACCTTTACTAAAATCGTTTGCTATTGAAGGTAATAGTGGATAAGCATATATTCCTAGTGGTGTATTGTGTTTACTTCTTGTATTTATTCCAAGTTTTTCCAACTCTGTAAAACTCATATATTTCATTGAGTGTAAATCTTCAGAAACATATTTATTTACTTGTTCTATGGTAGATGGTAAAATCACTCCTTCTCGTTTGGCGCGAGTTTTTTCCTTCACCATATATTCACGCCAACTTTCTAAAAGTCTTCTATACATTTTCTTTTAATAAGGTTTTTGTTGTGTGCCCGTAAAAACATTCGCAAATGGCGTTGTAGTTTTATCTTTGTGTGCCCCAACCTTGCCCATTGGCGTTGAATCTTCGGCGGCCGGATCGGTCATTCGGTCCTTCATTTGTTTCTTTCGTTTCTTTTGATAAATAAAGTGCGGTCGTTCATCATCCAACCACCGAGCAACAGCAAGTATTGTAAGATCGATGGGATTTACATTTTCATCTTCAGGTTGTGCGATTTGTCCCTCAAGCGATCCATATATATTTCCACTATGAACAGTTCCAAGTTCGATCAGTCCTTTTTTACTTAATATTTTAAATAAATGATTTTGTGTGTCATAAACTTTATCTTCCATCATATCGCTGGGAAATGTTATTATTTTACTTTCCGATGGAACAATAACGATATCAATATCTTCATGATCGAGAATAATAATATTTCCGTCAACAGATTTTCTTATATCAAGTTTTATACTTGTAGAAGTTTCTTGTGGTTGTTGAGAAGGTTGTTCCTCAACATTATTTTTTTGTGTGTCCGCTTCGTTTCCGACTGTAATATTAACCGACATAGATTTCTTTTACCAGTTCTTGTATTTTCATAACTTGATTTATCAAAGCATCATCAATGCTTTGCCTTTCTTTGAAAGATTCCACAATATTTAAAACTTCATTTATCTTATTTTTTATTTCGCCGTCATCTTTTATATCGGCATTTTCAAAGGATTCTTTAAGTTTATTTTTGAGCCTTCCGATTTCTTCGTTTAAGAACAACTTGAGTTCAACACCATTGTTGTTAAATGAAAATATGTATTTATTTAAAAGTTGGCGTTGTTCGGTCAATAAGTTTTTATTATATTTTTCGTTAAACTTCTTTACAAATGTTTTGAACGCCAAATTTCCTATTGGCTCAAGAACAACAGCAGTCTCTTCTTTTTTTATCATATCGCCAATGATTTTTTGCTCAAGAACCAAACGCTTTTTAATAGGAAGTTTACCGTTAAATATTTGATAAACCGTCGCAAGACTTTTGTAATTTGGAATGAAGTTATCATATATTTCAACTCCAAACATTTGATTGATTTTGTTTATTAGTTTTGATTGTTCTGAAAACAATCTTTTCTCGTTGATTGAATATAAATGTTCTTGACGAGTTTCTTCGATCAATCGTTCTGCCAATCTTTGTTCAATACCTTCGTTTTCCAAAAGAGTATTGTATAATCTTAACTCTTTATTTAATATTGTTCCTTTTTTAAAATGTTCCTTTATAACAATAAGAAGGTTGTTTCTTTTTTTCTCATCTTTTTTTACAATCGACTTTGTAAGTTCTTGAATAAGAATATTATAAAGAACGGCAGTGTTTCTCTTCTTATTATGTTTATTACTTGACATTCTTTTTATCTTCCTCAATAGTTACCAATTGTAATAGTTTTTTTTCTTCTTTCTCGGTTAGAACTTTTCTTTTTACATCTCCAACCTTTTCCAAATCTTCAATCAATATATTTATTTCGTGACTGGTTCTTAAAATATCTGTTTCTTCATTATAAATAGTTTTGTTATTCTGTTCAACATTCTCTTTATTTTCATATATTCCCTTGGCAAATGTCGCCAAACCAGAATAACCCTTATGAATATTTCTTGCTGTGTTCCTACCAGATTCATCGTTGTATTTTGAGCGATACGAGCGCTTTCGTGCTCCCATATCTCGTTTATCTGACAAAACTGGATAATATAGTTTTCCTTTTGCTCCTTGGGTTAAATAAGGTTCATCTCGTTTTCCAGGTTCGGGCGATGAAGAATCTGAAGTATCTGGTGATGCCAATAATGTTGATTCTTCTTCACTGCCGCCGGCAGATTCATCTCCTCCACCATCGAGATCATCTAAAGGAGATTCTCCGCTTCCACCAGCACCACCAACGCTTGGTCCTTCAACAATTTCGTCAAGTTGGGCATCAAAATAACGATCAAAATACATTTCTTTTTGATTGCGAACCATTTCTTCATCGGATAGACCGAATAGTTTCTTTCCGATCCAACGACGACTAAAGAATCCTTCGGTTGCTGCCGAAGCAACATCAAACTTTGTTCGCCAAGCTTCAAGTTCTTGAAGTTCTGCGATTTTTGAAGGATTGTTTAGAGATAGTTTAAATGATACAAGATCGCTTTTACGATATCCAAGCGTAAACAAATGAATAATACCAATCTTTTCAAGTTCGGATATTATTGAGCGTTGAATCCTTTGAATCGTTCGAGCAAATCGCAAATCTTTGGCACTCAAAGATGTTTTATCTGAGTCCGCTCCTTCTCCACGAAATAAATATTCTTGAGGGATTTTGATCGCGGAAAATAACTTATCTTTGAGGTATTTGATATCGTCCATATCGCCACTGAACTGTCCGCCCGGCAAGGTTTCGATGCGAGTTTGTGTGTTTCCGCGAATAGGCAGAAAAAAATCTTCTTGAATGCTCGCAGGGTTAAAACGAAGATCGACTTTTCCTGTATCTGGATCTACTACCTGATTCCGTTTCATTGAAGTGATCATTTTCTGCATATATTGTTCTACTTCTTGTGGTGGAATAGACCCAACATCAATATAAAACACACGACGCTCCGGGGAACGAACTATTCTATACGCCATCATAGCATCTTCGAGCAGCATTATTTGACGAAATATTCGCCTTGCAGGATCAAGAATGGACGTCCCATTCGGCTGATATTTATCATTTCCAAGTATTCTAAAATGAGCAACCTGCCAGTTTTCAAAAGTCAATCCACCCGCATTCCAATGAAACTGAGTGTAGTTCGGATTCATTTTATCCTCGCCTTCCAACCGTTCCATTTCCGCCACTGGCAAGGGTATTACATTTTTAATTCCAATCTTTTCGTCAATATCTAAATAAATAAATAAATCCCCATATTTACACAGCGCGCGCGCCCAACCAAAAAGATTAAAATCAATATTCAATATAGTATTGTATAATATATCAAGTTCGGTTTGTATTTCTTGATTTGGGCAAGCAATCTTTAGCAACGGTTGAAGATCGCTGGAAGTAGTTATTTCGTCTCCGTAAATATCCAGGGCCGAATTCAGTATCGGATCGAACTCCATCTGTTCAAACTCAGAATATCGAACCGCACGATTCTGTTTCATCATAATGTCGGTTCTTAAATGTTGAAACGGATCATAATCGGTTCGCTTAAAACTTTGCCCGTGAACAGACATAAAATCATATTTTTTTAAGTTTCTACGCCGAACATTTCTTTCCGATTGGCGACGATAGTTTACAAGTGGACCAGATAAAAGTCTTGTTAATTTCTTAAATAAAGTTGAAGCCGGATTGTTCGGATTTCTCTTGAAGTTATTTGCCATTGTTTATCCTTGATTTTAAAACTTGAATAATATCATTTTTTATTAATTTAAAAGATTTATCAAGTTTTAAAATTTTATTTATTAATTTTTCATTTTTATTATAATAATCATCTTTATAAATTATAATTTTAATTACCAACCACGGATTGTATGTAGTATCGGAAGTAATTTGTATATTAAACTTATCTTGTTTTTCAATAGTATAATATTTCGGTAATATTTCATCATTTATAATTTTTTCTATTTCTGAATATTCATTTTTTTTCTGTTTATCGAATTCATCTATACTTATTGAAGTACCTGTTGAAATTTCTATAATATCCTTATCAAACGTCATGTTAAAAACTGATAATTTGTCTGAAATATTTAATAAATTTGATTCTAAATCCAATTCTTCTTTTTCATAAGGATTCTCAAAAACTTCTATTATTTCTATTTTATCTTTTCCAAAAAAAACTGCTTGAGCTGGTTCATTATCGTGAATAATACTTTCTCCATAATCAACCATTCCATCGATATTCAAATTTCTTAAAATATATGTCCAGATTTTAGGATTTTCATTAGCAATCATTCTAGTAATATTCCAAAAATAACCATCATAGGTTTGTACTTTAGCATCTTTTTTCCATTGTTCAATATATTTTTCAAAATTTTTGTTTTTATCTTTGTATTTATCAAATATTGGATTTATTTTAATATTATTTAATAATTGTTCATAATATTTTTCGTTATCTTGTATTGAAAAATGAACAACAGCATTTAGATTTTTAGATTTAAATAAAATAACATACTTTCTATCACTAGCAAACGGAAGAGATTCATTTTCATATTTATTTAAAATATCTTCTATTAATGGATAAGAATATATTCCAATTGGTGTATTATATTTACTTTTAGGATTTATACCCAATTTATTTATGTCTGAAAACTGAATAAAATATTGTGCCGGTATATTAATATATTTTTTAAGAATATCAAAAATATTTGAATTTTCCTTATTCATTTTTTTATATTTGGCAAGTTCGTCAAGTTTTTGTTCATCAACAAACCGTCGCCAGTTTTCAAAAAGTTTATTAAACATTATCCTTTATATATTCCCATATAATATCCCTGCTGAATCATTATATCTTGTTTAGTAGGTTTATATCCTTGTTGCCCCGGGATTCTTGTATCCAATGTCGATGTGCTAACGTGAATAGCATTCATAAATGCTTTTTTATATTCCACATCTTTTAATGATGTCGCGAATACTTGATCCTTTATATAACAACCGATCGCGCACGCCATAATAAGATCGTCGTGACTATGGCGAGCCGCAGACGGTTTTGCGTTATTCCAAATAAATGTTTTCAGTTCTTCATACATTCTTTTTGAATATAAATGTAGACTTCGCATTCTTATCATTTCTTCAAACTTCGCAATAATCAACGGTCTTGTTTTCGTTGTTGTAGAAAACCCTGGAACAGTATTTGACATTGATTCTGCCGCATATTGTTCAATAAACTCATTGCTTCCTTTTGTTGAATAATACATATTAGGATATTCTAAATCTTCGATCAAGCGTTGAGTAACAAAGTATCCATTACTATTGATTTCGACCGCAATCATACATTCGCCATACTCTCTACCAGTCATATTTAACTGTTCGGAAAATAGATCGGGAGTTATTTTTCCTTTGTATTCCGCCACGATTTCCATTGTCTCAACTTTAAATACGTGAAACGCAGAAAAATCTTCGCCATCTCCACGAGCAACATCGGCAGAAATGAAATATGTCAATCCTGGTTGATAATCTTCCCAAACCCAAAGATTTCGATCGATGCCGGCGGTATATAAAGGATCTTGAATGTGTTCAAAAACCTTTTTCATATCTTCTGGTGATATGACTGTATTGCCAGACATATTGAAGTTACAATTATGAACAATAAGATTTTCACAGATATAAGAATTATCTTTCTCCACTTCAATATTATAAACACGAACACACTCTTCGGGACTTTCACTTTCAATATCAGAAATATTTGATATTAGCCCCCACCACTTATCGTCATAAAATTTTGTTCTACATCCTTTCTTACTTTTAACGCCACTTTTAGTACACTCGTCTATTTTTTTTCCATCCACACTATTAAGTTCTAAAATCCAATTTGTTAAATGCTTTGGATTTTTTTTCAAATCAAATGAAACTCTGGTGTATAAATCAAATAAAGTCATTAATGTTCTAATTTGATAAATTAATTTTTCGTTTACCAATCTTAAAACATTTTTTGTTTTAGGATTATGATATCCGTCTCCGAGCCAAACTCCATCGATCATACCCCTAATAAACTCAATATTCGTTTCAAAAATATTATTTTTAATAAGTTTGTTGTATGAATATCTTCCGGAAGTAAAAAGTTTTATTATTTCTATTAAAAATTTATTAGAAATATGAATCACTGTACAATTAGAAGTTTCTCTTTCATAAAAGACACACCTAATCTCATATTTATTACAAAAACTTTTAACAAAATTTTTAAGTTCGTGTTCGTTTGAATGAAAAGCCAACTGAATACTATTTGGAGGATTGAGAATATTCCCTTCCGCTATATATAATCCCAAAAATTTACCAAGATCATAATCAACACTAATAAATCTTTTTGTATCTCCTTTTTGTCTAAAATATCTTGCTTTTATTTCTGTTTTATCAACACAGATATCAAACTCTGATATATCTATTTCTTTTATATTATTTTTAAACACAGAGGAATTCAATTTCGGGAATAAACCATTTATGTATTGATTTATAACATATTGACCATATTTTTGTTCTAAATCATCTAAAGAATTCCAAGAAGTTTTAATATTTTTTGTTTCTAATAATTTCGAAAATACAGATGTGACAGTCAAAGAACCATCTACTTTTTTAATTTTTTCTAACGTTAAAATCGGATGATTTGTGGTTATTGATATATCGCTTTTTCTACACATAGGTACGCTAACTTTTTTAACTTTTTTAGAATTTTCTAAACGATTCATAGTTTTAGTTACACGCTGAAATTTTCCAGTATGCGTTAAAACTAAATCTCCAACTTTTATATCTTCAATATATTTAAATCCATCATCTGTTATAATTTTCGTTCCACCTAAAACACATAACAATTCTTGACCTATATCTCTCGACGTCATATTTTTTGTTTCTTTTTCATACCACGCCTGATCTCGATCGGGTCTTGAATCCCAAGGAAGTTCAACTAAATGAAAATCATTTTCTCCAGATTTTGCTTCGGTACAGACTTTGTGAAAGAAGTTCCCTGCGCCGCAAGGCGTTGAAATCACTACACATTTTCCCTTTGTGGACGATAGAGTGGGATATAAGGCTGCCCAGAGTTCTTCCATTCGTTCAATATGCGCCGCTTCGTCAATAACCAACAACGATAATGCTTCGGAACGACCCGCATCCGGACTTGTCGTTGAAGCCTTTACCATTGAATCGTTTGTAAGATTAAAAGCGGATCTATTATTCACATCTGCTATTTTTGCTATTTGTTTTAACCAATAAGGCAACTTTGTATACATATCTTTAGTTTTTCTAACAAACGCAGAAGCAACATTGTATTTTGTTGCTATAATAAGAACATTCTTTCCTTTATGAAAAAGAACCAACCAAAGAACATATGCTTGAGTTATTGTAGATATACCTAACTGTCGTGCCTTAAGAACAGCAGTAAAACGATAATCCATTAAATCTTTTATTAAATCTTTTTGATACTGGAAGGTATTAAAGGGAACTAGCCCCTTTTTTTCATCATATATCCGAACATAGTTGGCAATAAAATAGTTCGGATCTTTTCCGCATTGTAATATTTCGTCGCGTATTTGTTGAGATGATAGTGTTGGTGGCATAACATTTTATTTAATGTTTTCTTTACTCTCCGAAAAATCCATACTGCTATCTGGATCTGTATTCATTTCTTTTTTTGTATTATCTGTATTGTCGGACATATCCAAATCAAGATAACTTCGCAATACTTCCACATATCCTTGGCGCCATTCTTGAGATGCTTCTGAAGATTCCATATTCCACATCATATCTCTTAATGACACATTGTTTGAAAAATCATTCTTTGCTTGTTGTTTTCCTTTTTCTATATCGGGAACAAATACCCTTTCCTTAAAGACTTTTTGAAGTTCTTCTTTAATAAGAGTCATTAATCGCTTTTTAGTTACTTTCATTCTTTTTGATTATCCTTTTTGGATATCATTACATTTCTTGGTTTGTCGCCGGTCTTTTTGGTTCCCTTTGCCCAATCCAGAAAACTCTTTTCTAATGCACCTCTTGAATCGGCGGCGTCAAGTTCATCAACATCGTCTAACCCGCCGATTTTAAACCACATTTGGGCTTCAATCCACGTTCTGGCGGAACTGGTCGACTGAACAAGCGCCTTAAAACTGTCTTTTTCTGGTTTTAGGCTTAAAGTTTTGCCGGTTTCTTTATTATATTCCGATTTAAGAAACTTGGATACTTTTAGAATCATATCCTCTATATTTGACTCAAATGTATTTTGTGCTATTTCGGATTTTTTTACGTCTACCTGGTATTTAATAGCAAGTTTGTTTGCAGAAAAGTTGACGCTAAAACCATCAATCACGCGCGAATCATTTAAAACGTGTCCTTCCTCTCTCCGCAAGCCTATTTTAACAGGCTTTCCTTTTTCATCCAGCGCCCCATCATGACCTTTTGTTGAAATAATCTTTGATATTGCTTGTATAATATCAAGAGTGCTTTGTGCCATTTTTATTCATTTCCTCTTTTCCAATCGTATTTTATTAAATAACACGAACGGCAACATTTATACTTTGTGAAATACAGATCATCTTCTACTAAAAATGAATATCTTTCACAAATAGGACAAGTCCTATCATCTTCTGTTGTAAATAGTTTATCATCAACCAAAACTTCCTTTGATTTTCGTTGGTTTTCTTTGATACTAATCTGTTTTATCTGCTCTATATAATCTTTTTCTTTATTATCGTCCCAGTTACTTAACGGATGTTGAGTCGCCTCTTTTCCGTATTTTTCTTCTATTGCCTTTTCAAGTTTTATGAGATAGTTAGGGTCTTTTTCTTGTTTTTTCATTTTATTCTTGATACCGCAAAAAATGTTCCCAGTGACAATAGGATGCCTCCAGCAACTCCCAGAGACATCCACAAAATACTGTTACTATTGGGGTTTTTTGAAGCAATCTCTCTCAATCTATTTATCTCGTCATTTTTAATCTTTGTAATCTCTTCAAGTTTTCTCTGGGATATAGATAGATCTATTTTTGTTTTGCCGTTTTCAAGTTCGCATTCGGATTTCTGTCGCATTGTCAAATAATCTATTTCCAGTTTACATTTCTTTTCTTGATTGTTTTTGTCGGTGATTATTGAAGCTACTGCTTCGTCATCCATTAAACTTCCATCAAATATTGCCATTTCACCTTTCTTTATTCTTACCACTCTTCCTTCAGCAAACACGGACACTGGAAATATAAATATCAGTAATGTCGCAATAACTTTATTAAACACTTAAAACTCCTATCTATCCCCATTCTAATCCAAATTCTTTCGCTAAGATTTTCGTCAGTTCCTCGGGGTTGTTTTTATATTCATATAACAATAACTTTATATCATTTTTCTTATCATTGTCAAGTTTTGTTTTATCGTTTTGATACTTTTTTTCAAGTTCCTGAATGACCACTTTATATGTCTCTTCAAGTTTTTTCTTTTCTTGTTCCCCTTGCTGATTTAACTTATCAATGACTTCCTTTTCTTTTTTATAACTTTCGATCGCCTTTTTTAATATTTCCATCGCCGGATTATTTCCAGATCTATACAAAATCGCTAATAACACGATTAGCACCAGAATAATCGGAACATACCAAAACTTCTTTATTATCAACCACATTATTTTATTCCCCCTCTGGATTTGGTTCTTTTGAAGGTTCTTCTTGTTTTAAGGAGGATTTCTTTTGGTAAACATTCGTTCCTAAATAAAAACTTGTAATGATCGAAATCAGTGTTACGAATGAACCATCTGTAAGAATAGTCTTGCTGAAAATAATCGGTGGGATAACCAAGGCTAACCAAGAAAGAACAATAACAAAAAGCGATAACCTTAACTTTCTATTTCTACTCCAATCTAAGATGATTTTAAACATAAAAACCCTCCAATGACAGTAAATAGTATTGGAGGGCCAGATTAAACTTTATTAACCTTTCAGATATTATGTGCTTTATTCCATTACGCTCCATCCTCGATAATCGTGAACCGCTTGACCTAAAAACACAGAGTTTGAACCAGTTCTAAAATTGCTTGCTATACTTGCGTGCTGAGTTGCCATAGCAGATTTTGTAGAGCCATAATAAGTTATATTTGCTGGCGCAACATCTAAAGTTTCTGAAGCAGCAAATAGTTGTTTATTAGATCCGCTCGCATAATCATACCACGCTTGAAATTGGGATATTTGCGTTGCCGAATCATCGGCATATGTCGCAACAACAACAAAATCAGATACATCGATTAAATGTGCTCCATCTTGTTTGCTATTACCATTATATGTTATAGAGTTTCTTGTTTCAGTATTATCTTTCAAACTTCTAGCAGCAAAACAACTTACTTTAAATCCCGGACCACAAACTCTTCGAGTTGCATTGATTAAATCGCACAAACCTGGCAAATGACTTCCAGATGGGGTTGTTTCATCATTTACCCAATATTCAACATCGAAATGAAGACCATCGAATCGTTCACTTATATATCTCGCTTGAGCATTAAAATCAGCGAGAGGACGAATAACATTTGTCATAACCCAATGTTGATTTCTTCCCCAATCGACATCTCCAGCCATTGCGTGAACTTGAATACCTGAACGATGAGCAACATCAACAAACTGTCTTATAGTTTCAGCATTATTGTTATTCCAATTATCTCCACCGAGATAACTATAAATGTCCAAAAATATTAAATTTACATAGTTATTTCTACAAAAATTAAGAAGCGTTTGACGCTTGGATAATGTTTCCATAGGATCATTAGGAGTAGAATACAACCAAACATACATTCCCCTATATACAGTACTATCTGGCGGAACTGGCTTATTCGATAGTCTTTCTAATGGCGTATGTATTTCAAATGATCCAGAAACTATATGAGATCCGGAAATAAATATTGAACCGGTTATCTGATGTTGATCGGAATCAGAAGATCCTAATTGAGCAGCATTTGTAGAATATAAATTTATTACTTGCGCTGACCCAGAAACAGATAATATCTTTGAAACAGTTACATTTCCAGAAGATTCGAGAGATGAAACTTGAGTAGAACCAGTAACCGAAAGTGTATTTCTTATAGTTACAGTTCCGGAAAAAGTTGGTCCCGTGCTACTTTGAATATTTTGTTTTGCGTTAAAATTCCTTATTTTATTTATCATACAAATAAATAGTATTTACACTTCTATATGAGCATATCCATTTCTTTTTTCTATTACAATCTGCTGATCCACACAATCCTTTAAATATTCAAGATGACTTATTAAAATAATCGTATCAAACTCCGTCTTCAACATTTCCAATATTCTCGTAAATCCCTCAAGATGTTCTTCATCTAACTCACTGGCAGGCTCATCGAGAATCAATATGTTTGATGTCGGTAATGTCGTTACCTTCATCAACGCCAATCGTATAGCAAAAGCAGATAAAGATTTTTCCGAACCGGAACCAGTATCAAGTGTTCTCGCTTCGTGTTTTGGGTGTTTCAAATATATTTCAAGTTTATCATCGCGATTATCAAAATACACCTGGAAGTTTACTATAGAAGATAAAATCTTATTTATTTCTTCATTGACGACCGGCAGTTTTCTTTTAATAATATCGTAAGATATACCGTTTGAATGAAAACATTTTAAGAATAAATCCATTGCTTCATATTGTTCTCGCAAAGTTTGTCGTTCTTCGCTTTGATTTTTTAGATCCTCCAGTTTTTGTTCCAACGAACCATTGATCTTTACCATATTATATATTTGATTTTCACACTCTGCGATCTTTGATGATATTTCTTTTTTTATTTTCTGCTTTTCATTTTTTTGTTCAATGGTTGTTTTTATTTCTTCTATTTTTTCTTTATTTTCCCGCCATTTTTGTTCTTCCAACTTCAGGTTTACTATTTCTTGTTCTATCTTTAGCACTTCAATATTATTTTTTTGGATTTGTAGTTCATTTTGAAGTATTGATGAGGAAATGGAAGACTTTCTTTCTACAAGTTTATTATATTTTTGAATAAAATCATTTATTTTTTCTGGGTTTAATACTTCTATTGAGTTTTTGACGGCATCTACTTTTTCTTGTAACTCGTTTAATGATTGTTGTAACTTTTGTATATTATTTGACGCCAAATGTGCGTCTTTTATAAATTTACAAGTTGGATATTCACTTCCACAGGGAACTTCTTTTAAGAGTTCCTTTTTCTTTTCGTTTTGATTTATTTTTCTATCTATATCTTTAATATCATATGATATTTGTTCTATTTCTTTTTCTTTTTCCGAGATTTCTTTTTTCTTATTTTTATATTCTTCAATATCAAAAATCTCTGAAATAAACTTCTCTATTTTTTTAATCTGTTCTTTGTCCGACAACAGAATATTTTCTCTTCTTTCATTTTCTTCTTTAAGAACCAGTAAATCTTTTTCTTTCTTTTGAAGATTTTTTAATATTTGTTCAATATCAATAATCAAGTTGCGTGGAGAGGTGTTGATTTTATTGTCAAGTTCACTTATTTCTTTATTTATTATTTCAAACTGTGTTTTATATTCGTGACACAATAACTTTTGTTTTTTAATATTAGAAGATGCCTGACCAATATCCCCTTGAGTTTTTATTATTATATTTTTTAAATCTTTTTCTTCTAATCTTTTTAAAGCCATGCGAACTTCGGAACTTTCTTCTTTTGCTAACTTAAACTTTTGATCAAATACCTCAAGATCAAGAAACTTTGCCAATATTTCCTTTCTTTTCGTTGATCCTTCATTGATAAAAGTCAAAGCGCCAAACTGATCCGTCATAGAGGTGATAAGAAAATCTTCTATTGTTCCGATTGTATTTCTTATATTTTTATCAGTATCATTTCTTGTAATACCGTTAATTTGTTCTATTTTATTATTATATATTTTTTCAAAAATAACATCAGTTTTTGCTTCTAAAGTTTCCTCTCCCTTTAACTTTTTCAAATATTTTTCAGATTTTCTGGTCACTATATACTTCTCTTCGTCAATCTCAAACTCTACTGTTCCGGTGCCCCATTCTTTATTTTGATTTATTATAGAAAGATTTTTTCGTATTCCTTTAGTTGAGGTATTAAAAAGTGTGTAGATGAGAGCTAAAACCAAACTACTTTTCCCAAAAAAATTGGGGCCGAAGACCCCAGCGACCCCTTTTATTTTCTCAAAATCTATTTTATTTCCTTCATCATAGTTATAAAGATTATCCCAAGACAAAGATTTTAACTTCCACTTCACATTTCGCATAATATCTTCATCTTGAACTAAAACAGAGTTATATTTTTTATTTAACTCAAATATTCTATTCAATATCTCTTTTTTAAGGTTATAATCCTTTAAATATTCTTTGATCAGTTTTTCTTGAACAGTAACATCGCGAAGGTTTTCTGAAAATAGTTTCGTGTGTTGCTCCGAAATATTTCCCTTATTTGTTGCTCTACTTAAAAATGAAACATTTTCTGGAGAATATTGATACTTTGTTTGATCTATTACCCTTCGGATTGTTTCTATTGGTAGATTGTTTTCTGCTATCAAGCGGACACGAGCGTTTTTTAATATCGTTACATTGTCGGGTAACTTTCCTTCTTCAGTTAAATTGACAGAAATAAATGGTTTAGGGTTTGGGACAGAAATATGACAACAAGTAAAGACTTCTTTACTTTCTATTTCCCAAGTCAAGAAACCTTTACTATCTTCTTCGGAAAAGTTCTGTTGTATTGTTGAACCCACAAACCTTGCTTTGCCGTTATTATCTAATATTTGATTTGTTTTATGAATATCTCCGGCAAAAACATAATCAGCATTCTTAAAATCTTCTAATCCTATATCACCATTTGTTACTGTCCAACCAAGATCCGTAACTGCTCCATTAATCGTTCCGTGATATAAAAATATATTTATCTTTTCTGGATTTGATGGAATAAGTTTCCAGTTTTCCTTATCTAAAATAGATAAATGATTTAAGACAATATTGTTTCCGATATCTATTTCTTGCGAATACTTTAGATAATGAAGATTTGGGTGTTTTAGGAGATTTACAACTGGAGTTATACTATCAATACGATTTAACGATTTAAGCCCCAAATCGTGATTTCCTACGATTATATATGTTTTAGCGATATCGGCAAGATTTTTAAGAAAATCTGCCGCCAACAGAACCATTTCGTTACTAATATTGATTTTGGAATGAACGAGATCGCCACAATGAATAATATAATCCGGACATTCTTTTTTGAGAATGTCATATATTTGTTTAAATATTTCTTTATATTCTTGATGACGCTGATAAGTTCGGATGTGAGTATCGCTGATTTGAACAATCTTGGTCATTTATTCACTTTAATTATAGATTTATCATATTCCGCAAACGACATCGAACGTTTGTTAATCCAATATGTATTATATCTTTTTTCAATTAATTTTACTATTAATCCTATCCCCCATTCTTTAACACAATCATCAGAATAAATATTATTATTTAATTTTATTAAATCTCCAACTTTAAATTTATTATCCAAATGCCAGTCTCATTCTGTTATTTTCATTGTTAAGATATATCGCCTCTTTTTTTCTTTTTAAAAACTCTTCTCTTGTCATTTCACCAACATCTTTAAATGGACTTATATTTATCTTCCACACCTCAACACCATAAGACATAAGTTTATCAGCGATTTTCATTTCTTTTTTTTGAGCATCCGAATCCAAAGCAATATAAACTACCGTGTTTTCTTTTGTAATCCTTTCAAAAAGCAAATGATCTTCTTGTAGAGACGACCCCAGTAGTGGAACAGCATTTTCACCCGCTACAATAGCATCAAAAATACCTTCCGTCAAGACAATCGGTTTATTCCAATCAATATATAACTCATTGAAAATAATAGAACTTTTTTGTATTGCTGGGCCTTTATATTTTGGAAACCCATCCCGATATGTCCTGGAAACAAAGAAATTTATGTAACCTTCTTTGTTAAACGAAGGAATAATAACTCTTTCATAATATTCTGAAGTTGGAGACAAATCCACTCCACATTTATAAAAATGCTGGTATTTTGTCTCTACTCCTCTACTTATTAGAAAGTTTCTTGCTGGATTTAATGATATACTTTTTTCGGTAAGACTGATGAATGTTTTTGGTAGTTCTACTTTTATTATATCTTCTTTTTGTGTATCCGCCTCAAATATAATATCATCGGATAGATTGATTTCGTTTGAAAGTTCTTTCCACTTGTTTTTTTGATCTCGCGAACCGAATTTTTTCAACAGAGGATATAAAGAACGACCGGATTTATCGCAAATCCAACACTTCCAAACATTTTTTTCTATATTGACGCTCAACTTTCTCTTATGATGCTTACAAAACGGGCAATGAAAAAGATATTCATCGTTTGTTTTAAAATACGAACCAAAAATATCTTTCAATATTGATATTTTATTCATATTTTTTTAGATTACGCAGTTTTTCATTTCTATATATAAATTTTTTATTATAAATCCACAAAACTCTTGACATTTTATTATTTATTTCAATAATCAAATCTATTGCTTTTTCTACTTTTATTTTAGTAGAACGATGCAATAGATTATAATCTTTTCCCAATGTTTCCCAACAATAAGAGACTAAATCTCCAACTTTAAACACTTTATTCATATTTTAACAACCCATGATTCTTCTTCTGGAAAAACATTAATATATGGTTTTAACCATAAAACATCAAATCTTTTTATTCCACAGTTATCTTCATACTTCCCAACCACAATCCCTATATTTTTTGTTTCATCTGGAAATAAATCTTTATCTAAAAGACTAAAATTTAGTTTTACAAGATCACCGATTTTTATGTCATTGCTCATAAAATGAGAATATCACAAAAGCGAAAAATGTCAAGCAAAAAGCGGACCGGCAAGGGCAAGCACCACTGCATCGGCGCGATCGTCTGTTCCTCCCGCCGGATTTCCGTTTTTGGTCATCTTATATAAAAAAGGTGTGTTTGTATTTTTGTATCTATTATATACAAAATCAATGGCGGGTTGTTTCTTTTCTCGCGTTGTCTTATTTTTCCCAAAAGGAGTTTTTATTCCAAGTTTTGATCGTGCCGAACGAACATTTACAAGAACTGGAGTTATATTGAAAGTTTTATATATTGAGTAACACACCATTCCATTCCACCTCTGAAGAATGGCGATTGTTTTTGCCATATTGCCTCCGGAAAAAGAAACAACAGGTTCTTCAATATAGATTTTATCTGGTATTTGAATGGACTTAATATAACTTTCAAATACTTCCGCTTTATGTTCAAGAATGTTTAACTTTTTAAATATAAGGACATCGGACAGACAAATATTATTTTTGTTGTCCAATAAAGCAATACCAACTTTTGTGGTGCTGGCGTCTATACCAAGAATCATTCTATTGTTTTTTGTTCCATCTTTTAAAATGAACGATATGCCAAATCGCACACTGACTCACATTATATATTTTTGATATTTCGACTATTGACATTTCTTGTTTATAATATAACTCTCGAATTTTATCGACTTTTTCCCAATCAAGTTTTGCGTTCGGATTACCACTACCAGCATTTTTTATATTCATTTTTTGTTTTGTAACATCAGAATGACATTTTCCAAACATAGGATTTTTTTCACCATTTGTATCATAATGATTTTTACTCATCTTTTCTTTCGCCTCTTTGGTGTGAGTTTTTCCAAAAAATGAATTATTTTCTTTACAATATTTTCCCTTTCTAGATTCACTTATATTTTTTCTATGTTCTTCAGAAAAATGTTTATTATAATGAGGATGATTTATGCTACTTAAAAATCCATTTCCACCCAAATGTACATTACATAAATTTTCCAATCCATACCAATCGATCAAAAACTGTTCATATTTGTATGCTTTGTTTTCAGCATCAGTTCCATAAAATAATTTTACTTTTATACGGATCACTTTTTTAAATCCGATTTTTTTCATTTTATTAACACAATATTTATTTCTTTTTTTATTTACATTTATTCTATCGCCACTTCCTTTTCCTACATAAAATACGGGCGTTCCATATTTTCTCGGATCGTGAAACTCGTAAACATAATGAATTTTATCATTATTCACAAAAATCGTCCCCTTAAAAAATGTCCGTCTTCAGTTTTATCAAATAGTCGTCCGCTTCTCGCTTGCGCAAAGGTCGTGCCAACTTGGCAATCGCAATCAAGTTTTTGTCGTCATCAAAAATACCAATCTTTGAAATATATGTAATCTTTTCATATGATCCAGTATATCCGGTCCAAGGAGATTTAACAATATTTTTTGCTTGTATATCTTCTCTTTCTCTATATGAAACGGAACTTGTCAATGCCACTAAAGATCCCGATTGCGATCGATCAATAAATGTCGGGTTATTAGAAAAGTTAAGTTCTCCTTTTCTTGCGTGACAGTTCATTGTTATGGTATTTACATAGTTAACACCTTCAAAAGATAAACTAAATGATGACGAGGGAGCACCATTGGTAAATCCAAAATAAGTCCACCGAGGAACAACAGAACCACCACCAGTTGTATACACTTCGGTATGTTCCGTTGTCAAATCCCAGGTTCCAGTTAAAACCATAAATCCTTCGTTGTATAATACAACACCCGCAACAGATCCAGATTGATTGCTTCCAGATGGTTCGGTTTGAACAAGTTCTCCATTTTGCCTTAAATCTTGGGCTCTGGAAATCATTGTTCCGGAAACATAAAACTTTAAATCTACGCTACCTTTTCTAATACTGGAACCATAAAATATACTGGGAATAGATATAAGTCCGATTTCTTGCGTTGATTTGTCTCCGAGACCGATTTCGGTGTTATAAGAATAATGCGGCGACCATTTAGAATAATAGTTTAAAGTATTTTTTAATGCCGTTATTCTTGCTCTTGAAGAGTTACTTGAATAAAACTCTTTTGATATTGATGCCGTCATTGGATATGATCCGGTAATCGTATCTCCATAAGAATAATCGGCGTGATATGAAGTTTTTGTTACCGCTTTTAAAGAATACGGATCGGAACCTTTAACCACGAACGGATATATCATTGAAGTTGATAGACGATCAACATTTATTTCGTGAAGACTGATGCTTCCTTGTGGTGTGTGAGTTACAATATTCGTAAAAGAACCGGACTCTTTAAAAATATTGTTATAATATATGTTTCGATCATATATTATAAAGTCTGCGCGCGGATAGGTTTTGATGCGGGAATATAGAAGATCACCTTCTTTGAACTTATAAAACATTCATAGTAAATAGTATATTTAACCAACTCTCCAAATTTCAAAACTTGAACTTAAAATAGTTACAACCTTTCCGGATTTTGTTGACAAAACATCTAAATCAATATAATGAGAACCAGAAACAAATTCTATATAATAAAATCCACTATTCGGTAGACTTTGCAATTTAGTAGATGCGGGAATTTCTGAGTGAAAGTGTATAGTATTAGTATCATCAATTTGAATTCTTATGTTAACATTATTCGATGAATCATAATTCCACATATAATTCCATCCAACTCTATATGTCCCATTATTTAAAATATTTATTGGTATTGTAAATACTTGTTGGTAATTTGTATCAGTGGTACTAAAGACTGTATTTGAACGAGATTGCGAAAAATTATGCCCAAAAAACGATACATTAGAATCAATTTGATTAAATTTTACATCTATCCCCTCTAAATGAGCTGATAAATTTTCTATATTATCTGAATATAAACCACTTCCAGTTACGGGAGAATAACTAGATGGAACAAAATCAATATCTAATTTATCTCCATCAATTTCATCAAAACCACCAGATAAATGTCTTAGAGAGTGACTATCAATATCGATATCATCTATGAGATTTACATTTACAATATTAAATCCATTAATGTTTAAGTTTCCAGATAAAGGTCTGGAACCATCAGTTAAAAGTTCTTCTTGTGGTATACAAAATGATGCTGTAGCGGAGTGATAAAAAATAATATCGTTTAGCGAAGATTCTTCTGCGGGAGACAAAGACGGCTCAATATATATATAAATTGTATCTCCAACTCTATTAATATATTGTAATTCTTTGGAGATTAAAGAACTTCCGGTTATTTCTTGTGTTAGTTCACATAATTCTATTTGTCCAAAAGAAGAACTAAAACTACTCGTGGTGTATATATATTGTGCCATATTTATATTTATACCAAATTTACTTCCAATCTAGATGTTAAAATTCTTATTTCTTTTCCTAAAACCTCTGATTTTACTTTAAGAAAGATATTGTGTATTCCGCTATTTAAATATACTTCTAAATTTCCATATTCAGAAAAACTATCTTCATTGTTAATAAATATTCCATAATGTTTATTAATCAACATACTTTGAATGTTATCTAAATTAATTTCTATTAATAAACGATTATTTTTAACAGTATTCCATGTATAATTCCAAGAAATTTTATATAAATTAGATTCTGATAAATTAAAATTAATCATATTCGCATTTTGAAAAGTATTAGAAGTTGTAGAAAAAATTTTATCTTCTAAATTGGACGATATTGGTGATAAATTAATAAAAGAAAGTTTATCATCAATACCATTTAAATGAGAAATTAATTGTTCGGAATTAATAGAATCAGGAATATAATTATTTGGATTAAAATTTATCCTTAATTTATTGGCATTTATCTCATCTAATCCATTTATTTCGTGCTCTTTACTATGAATTATTTCTGCTAATCCAGTTAATTCACTTATTTCTTTTCCTCTGGATAATTTTAAGAAATTTCTTAATTTATTAAGCACAATATAATCAACAAATAATTTCTAAATCATATATATTATACTTCATTAACTTAGATTCCTTGACCAGTTAGGATATGGATAGTCAGCAGGAGTAGTTGTTATATGTTCATACTCTGATTTAAATCTAATAGAGGCAGAATAACCTGGAAGAGTTAAATCTAAAACTCTTTGTGCTGGACCTTCTTTATCCGAAGAACGAACGATAGCATTTGCTACACTAGCATCTAGTAAATAATCATAAATAGCATTTAAATTTTCAAGATTATTCATAAGCAATATTGGGTCTAATATTGTTGTTAAAGTAGTATTATAAAAAACAGAAAGGTTTTTGCTCGTATCCCAATCATTACCTTCAAAATCAGTAGTTGTTTCTGGGTCTCCAAGTGGCCATCGCACAAAACGATCTGATGGTTGGAAACAGTCCCTTGCAAGCAAAAGCACTCCATAATGAGAATTCCCAGAAATTGTATTGTGAGAAACAATTGGAGATACTATAGGAGACCTATCTAACCAATTATTAACAGAGACAGCATATGTTGGTCGAAGGTCTTGCCCATTTTCTATATAAGCCCCATCAATAACTATATTATTCTGATATATTTCTGCATACTCTGTTTCTACAGAAATAGCACCAACATAGAAGAATTTATCTTCTCCAATATAAGTACCAATATCTAAAGTAATATCATTGGAATATATTGCCATTGGTAAAAAATGCTCAGGAAGGACAAAACTGCTTCTATAGGCCCTAATAACTGCTGCTCGAACGGTTGCAGGGCGAATACAACGAGCCGTTGTCATTGTTAGTGTGTTCTGAAATAGAGAAACTTTATGATTAAGGTCTGGTGTTTCTGCGGATTTAGTCAAATCTACTAAGTGTAGACACGCATCAATAAAATTATAAATAGTATTATGATGAATTTCTACATTAGAATCAGTAGGTCCTAAGTGCAAACCTTCGTGTCTAAAAGAAGGAAATCCAACACTACTATGCATAGCACCATTTATATTGCAATGATGTACTAAAATGTTATTTCTAACTGGATGTTGTGTAAGAGTAGGGTTAGGATTATCAGAAATTGTTATTGGTTTATTGATATTAGTAAAATTATTTGAAATAACAACATTTACATTTAGAGTTGAAGTAAAGCGCAGGGAAAATAATTCCGAAAAATCACAATGTGACACTTCCGTTGATTCACAACTAGTAATAATAATAGAACTTCCTGGAATTTTTTTAAATTTAAGAGAAGAAATTAAAACTACCGGTGGTACAGGAAGAAGAGAAAAGTTGTGAGGTCCGAATACTCCTGTATCATCGTTTTGGCCGCCTATCTCAAGTAGGGCACCTAAAAGAACTGGACGATTTACTTCGTCTCCAATAACTTGGACGTTTTTTCTAAGACGAATACCCCTCTCATTTCTTAATTCTAATCCGCTGGGCAAATTAACAGGCGGCCCAGTAAATCTTGAATCTGTTTCTGTTTCACCAAGATTCCACGCCTGTGGCACTGAAGCTCCTAGTCCTGGGTCTGTTACTCCCATGACATTTACTACGTCGTAATTATTCACTGCGTCTTGAAATGTTTTCCAATCGCCTCCTACAACAAGATTGTTGACGTCAAGAACTTTGAATACTCCAGTTGGATAAATTGTAATTGATGACATTTATAATGTTTCTCCTTTTAAGTAAATAGTCTTTTTTTAGTCTTTTAAATTATTGATTATTAAACTTATAGAACATTCATAGTAAATAGAAGGGAGGAGAATGTTTTATTCTCTATATGAAATTGCTTTTCCAGCATATGTATCTGTTTTTTTGTGACATTCAACACACATTTCTTCCGACTTGTTCAAAAATCTTCTACAATCAACGAATCTTTGATAATCTTACGCGTCTACTCTCAAGCGAAGAGTCAAATCAACCGATGGAGATTTCTTCAATGATTCCGAAACCTTGCCGATCGCAAGCAACGCTCCATCAGCAGAATATAATCCTATTCCTGTAATATACGATACGGGTTCATCTTGTGTATTTTGTTTTACTCTTATTTTAGAGCCAGATAAGTATGTAGGATTACTACTATAGTTGAAATCATTGTGGTTTAGCCTACAAAAATAAATCGTACTGTTCAACTCGGTCGTATTATTAAACTGAATATTTCTTATTCTGCGACGAATATAATCGCAACTTGAACTAATAACACTACCGGTCAACGATCCTGTAATCGTATCACCAGAACCCGGTTGAGTCATTCTAACATCAATATCGCTCATTCCGGTGGGTTGCGCAGTAAATACAGATGCCGTCAAAACACAAACGCCGGCTTGATAAAAAATAAGTCCTGCCAACCCGTTTGTTGAACCAGTCGCTTGTCCAGAAGAACAAGAGAGAATACCATATTCGCCCGCTGGGGAGTTTACACGAAAATCATTTTGCGCGCCGGCATCAGAAATCGTCAACCAACCGTTCGTCGCTTGTGTGTAACTTCCGGTTCCGAGCTGGATTGTAAAAGAACCCTTCTGGATTTCATCTTTATATAGGAGACGCGCAAAGTTGATAAAAATACATTCGTGAAGTTTGGTTCCACCGGCAAGAATATTTCCATCTTGATCGAACCTTTGAACGGAACCGGTATGATCGTGTCCCATCAGAATCTGTGCCATATTATTATAAAGATTTATCTTTTTTTCTTGTTGTGTAACGGGTGTTGAAGAAGATAGGGTAGAGTCGTTTGAGAAACCTACTGTAATGTCGAAGATATGGTTTGCCGATGAACTAAGGTGCGGATAGTCATAGACACTTTGCCACATGCCGTGAGCATAGTTTTTAATATTCGTTTCACTTCCCAAACTTGAGTAATTTCCCGATAAAATCGAGCCCGTTATGGGAATATTTTCCCGGAGAAGTGTGCGATTTGTAGAAATATCATTTTGATTAAAAGTTTTATAAACGGTAGCCATTTATATATTTCCTCTTTGTTGACTCTTACTTCTTAAGATTTTCTTGATTTTTTCCAACCTTTCCTTACTATAAATATTATCTATATTTATATATTTTTCAGATAAATATATTATATGTTTTATTTCTTTAAGACCGAGATTATATTCTTTCGCCAAATCTTTTATGAAATAGTTTTCTGTATCATATTTCTTTCTAATATCTATTACAATATTATCTTCAACTCTTTCTTTTTTACTTTTTTTAATGTTTTCTTTTAGATAACTCCAAGATTTTCCTAGGACTATACCACTAATAGTGGTTTGATTTACATTATATTCTCTTGCGAGTTCTTTTTGGGAATATTTACCAGAATCATATTTTGCTCTCATTTCTTTTACTTGTTTTTCTACCAATATAGAAGAAGCGTTCTTTTCTCCAACATTACTTTTCTTTTTATTTACTTCTTCAGAATGTTTTCTTCCTTTGTTTAACTTTCCATTTTCCGATTTTCTTTTACTTTCTATTTCCTTAAGTCTTTCTGGAGTTATTATATTTTCAATGTGCTTCCAACTAATAGAATGTAAAACTTTTCTTATAGTAATAACTTTTACGTCATATTGATTTGCCAAATCTTTTTGCTCATATTGTCCGGTGTTATATTTTTCTCGTATTTCTAATACTTGTTTTTCGTTAAGTTTTGAATCGCTTCTTGCCTCTCCTTTTGGTATCCAACGCCCTTTATTCATTTGTTTTCTTTTTTCAATAAGTTTTGAAAGTTCTTTTTCGTTAATATCAGAAATATATTTCCAACTTTTTCTATTTATTATCCTTGAAACAGTTTCTCGTTTTACATTATATCTTTCTGCTATTTCATTAGGATATAATCCTATTAAATATAATCTTAATATTTCTTTTGCTTTTTCAAAATCTAAAATGGTATTACTTCTTTTTAATGATATTTCATTAATTTTATCAATAGAATATTTATATCCTAAAGTGCTACCGGCAATCTTACAAGTATTATATCCTATCTCTGGTCTCCACGGTTCAAAGCAATCAAGATACCATTGCTCTGTTCTTAATACATTTTGTTTTTTGTTTATTATTTTTATTGGAATAAAACTAAAGTTTTCTTCACCATATTTATTCCAAGCATTTTGTAATCTTACCGAAAAATGCTCATTATTTTGCAATGCTTTAAAATGTGCTTTTTTCCGTTGTTTAAAAGATTGAGAAGAACTTCCTAAATAAAACTTAAAGTTGATATTATTAACTATTATATATATTCCTATTTTCCCCAACGAAATCATTTATTACACCTTGATATATCTGCACGGAATATTCAAAGAATATCCAGTAGTTGCGCCCATTACACTCACATAACTATCAATATACTTTACTGTTGTGCTCGAACCATTCTTATTCGTCATCGAAACAGTTGACCCTATTAAATCAAATAGATAATCCGAGCTGTTTAAATCTATACTCGATTGTATACTAAAAGTCAAGACTGTTCCTCTCGGTCCGTCAATCGCCTGTGTCGGTAAAGTTTGCCTCTCGGTATTTTCAGATACTTGGTCATCCGTCCCCAAACTCAAGAAATAACTGGCGATACTATCATCATTTATATATGAAACTCTCGCCAGCGTTCCATTCGTAGAAACAATCTTTCCAAATCTATTGTCGATCTCAATCATATATTGAGTTTCAATAAGATCCGCATCAATCGTAAAGTTTGGACTAATCGCAGTGGTGTGTAATCCCTGATCCAATCTTATATAAGTTCCGCCCGTTCCACTTTCTCCTGGAATTATACCGGTTAAAGTAAGAAATAAATCTTCTGTTGCTTTATTTACTGCCACCACAAACGATCCAATACTGTGCATCGCTGTGGTTGGACTGAAAACAGTATTTATTCTTATTACCGGCAAATATAGAAGGTTTGTTCGAGGAATACTAATAAGTTTATGTTTCCCGATCGAAGTATCGTTTGTGAATGCTTCAAAAATCGGCGTTTGTAAAATCGACAGATCATAATAAGCACTTCCAGAGGTATGATTTGGATTATATTGCGTATAATCGATTTCGTCGTCAAAGCAAGCAAACTTTGTTACCTTAAACTCGCCTTTGGCAAGTCTTAAACGACCAAGATCTGTCAAAACGACGTCAAGTTGAACGTCAGAATCGTTTGATAAAAAAGCCATTTATTCTATTCCTCCAAAAACTTCTTCTTCTGTAAATAGAACTTTGTTTCCTTTTTTCATATTCTCATTCTTTTCCAAAGGTCGTAAGTTCTCTAACGCCCAACACTTTTGAAAGTTTGAATGATCCATTGAATCATAAATAAGTTCTGATTGCGGAATAATATGATCAATCCACCAAGTCTTTTGTTCAGTTCCCGCCCAACCGCCGTAGTTATCCCACGACATCCATTCTTCAAACTGTGATTCAAGACGCTCTTTAAGTTGTTCAATCGTATAAGGTAAATACTTCAAACAAGTTTCTCCATTTTTAGAGGAGTTTTGTTCTTTTAATATTTTTTGTATAGAACGAGAAATATTTCTTTTTATTTTAGCACAAACATTATTTCTATATTTATTTCGATCGTGCTCTCTTATCTTTTCTCTGCCTTTTTCTGATTGTCTATATTCTTTATGTTTTTCTTCGCGACATTTTTTACATTGATGAGTGTATCCAGTAATCGTATATAAATCTTTTACAAACTCATTAACATCTTTTTCTATTTTACACTTTGAACAAACCTTTTTATCAATAATAACTTTAACTATTCCTTTATTATTCTCTCGCCACTTTTTTGTGGCTCGTATTGTTGATTCTCTTACTTTTTCTGTTTTTCCAAGTTCAGAACAACAATCTTTACAAGTTCTTTTTCTTCCATTCGGCGAATACCTATCAATATAAAAATCATTTATTTTTTTAATCGTTTTACATATACTACACTTCTTTTCACCTTCAGATTTAATAAGCTCTGGATTGTTAGTAAACTTTTCTTTTTGTCCGTTTCTATATTTCAAAAAATTTTCTTTTCTACATTCTTTACATTGTGTTGTAAGTTTGTCGGGTCTTTTATTGTCAATATCAAAATATTCACTTGTCGCCGGTTTATCTCTATTCAAACATTTTCTATTGCTACATCTTTTATATCCGAATGGTATTTCACCTAATATTTCAAAATCTTTTTGCTTTCCAGACATTCTCTGATTGGCACACATTTTACAGTAAATTTTTAATCCATCTTTTTTATTTTTATCTTTTCCAAACTCCTCCAACCTCTTCTCCTCACCGCAACTTCGACATTCTTTCGTCTCCATCTCAAACTCCTTGAATATTCTTCCCATTTTACCAAAAAATCTTTTCAGGAGTCAACCTTTTTCTTTTTCCCACCTACAATACGCCTCAATCAGAAACAAAGGTGCCTTGATAGATGTTGGATTTTTCAAAAAGTGAACATAAGCCCACAACCCATCGAACTTATAAACAATTCCAATCCCGTATATATTGTAAAAACCACCATTTTTATGTCTTACCAAATCTCCGATTTTAATGTTATTGTTATTCTTCATCAACCTTCTTCGTTTTACTATTGAACATAACATTTAAATCTATTCTTTTTCCAGTTTTTTTACTTGTCAATCTTATTTTATATGTCTCGCCCCATATCGAACGATCCGCTACTCCCAATATAACTCCTTGTATTTCTTTCGCACTTTCAGCCTTATCAAATCCAGATCTTTGTTCATTTATTAGTGATTGTTTTAATGCCGGTCGTATTAAAATATATTTCTTTCCAGATTTTGTTATAATATCTTTTTCTTTTTTGAAGTCCACCACATTTATTATAGGATATATTGAACCACCATCGTCAACGAGTTCAACTTCAAAAACTTCGGTCGGATTGCTCATATGATTATGATTATCAATAGATCTTACTACATAGTAATATTTTGTATTTGGTTTTACTTTATCTATATATGTTGCCGAAGTTGCTTTTTGAGGAGTAACCTGGTTAATATCTGTATATACTGTTTTTATTAGTTTGCCAGAAAAATCCTTATAACTACTTGGTTTTACTTCAGTTCTATATATTTGATATATTGTATTATGATCATCTGTAGTGTATTTTATTTTTTCTTTATCGTCAAGATTTTTTGCCTTTCTTATTTCATTTATTTTTTCTTTATCCCCGTCTTCAATCTCTATTGGATCCAAAAAATATTCACCGGTATTTGAGCGAAGCATAAATATCAACCGATCATTAACGGCGCGATAAGGAACAATATCTATTTCCGGGAAAACGGGCGGATCGTCAATAACAGCGCCAACAAATGAATAATATGGAACTTCTACTAAAATAATATGCGGTGCTTGTGTTACCAGAAACGAAGCCAGTTCACCATTTGTTTCAACATTGGTATAACTATATTTATTTCCAACGACCGCTTGATACGCATAAATGTTATATGTATACTCTTTATTATATTTAACTTGTGTATCAATAAATTCAACAACATCTATTTCATTGCTGTTTGGAAAATAAAAGTTTTGCAATACTTGATTTCCGGAAGATTTTTCCACCCTATAAAGAACGGTTTCTGAATATGCTATCTTTCCTTTTAAAATCTCTTCATATGTTCTAAATCTTTCCTTTATAAGTTTTCGTAACTTTCCAACAAATATTATCTTTAATATATTGCGAAAAAACTTATTATTCGCATTATTTATAAAGTTTTCATCATTCTTTCCCAAAAAGACTGAAATATCTTGATTTGAAGAAAAAATGTTTGACGCTCCCGAAACGATTTCATCTTGATCATCAATCTGTTTTAAAAGTCCCGATATATCCCATACACGACGATCATTTTTTTGAAATGAAAAAGACTTCTTGATATTTTCTCCATCAACCGTTTTAAATATTTCAAGTAATTCTTTTGCTTCTATAACTTTATTAAAATCGGGCTTTTCTATATCATTGATGCCGGCGACAACTTTGTTTAACACTAAAGAACTCAAGTTCGTATCCTTTAAGATTTGTGCAAAAACGGTTGTTCTGTCGGTTGAAAAAGAAATATTCGTAAACATAGGAAATAAATATTTCTTATCATTAAAGTTTTTCAAAAGTTCAATATTTGAAAGTGGAACAATGATATTTGTATTTTTTCTTAAAAGTATATTCAATCTATCAACCTTGCTGGTTCTTATTCTTTCTTCTGCTTCTCTATTACCAGATCTCTTTATTTTTTTATATTCTCGCGCAAATCTTGAATAGTAATCGCTTTGAATATTTGAGTTTATTTCTTTTAGATTTATAGTTCCCGCCAACGATATTAAATCTTGAAACTCTATTTTATTTGATTCCTGACTTAATTCTGACATCATTGTGTATAGATTTGGTATAAGGGGTTCTGGAATATCAGATAAAATCTTTTCATAATCTTCAATATAAAAATTATAATCCGTTTCAATGTCGGCGCTAATAGGATTATTTATTCCAGAATATCTCATTAACTCTTTTTTAGAAAATGGTATTGGTAGTTCAAAACAAAAATCTACATATTCAATACCTTGTTGTATTGCTGGAGGAAATATTTCTCCATTTTGCCCCGTTCCACCTTTTACAAACACTTCCCATAAATTTTCATTAAAAACAAAATCATATTCTCCATTTTGATTTAAAAACGAAGACGCATTCACTACCGCTCGAGATTCAAATACGGGAGAAGCATTATTGTTATTTGTATTATTATTTGAACTTCTTTTTTCAGTTCTTAAAAATCTATTTTTTTGTGCCTGGATTAAAATCCATTGCTGTGTTCCAAAAAATACATCTTCTTGAGTTTGTATTTTACTTTTAAATAAACTATCAAGTTGTGTATTTATTTTGTCTTTTAATATTCCAACTTTTTCAATATTTTGAGGCTTAACTATTCCTTTGCCAGTAAAGTTATAATCAAGTATTTTAAAAGAACTTCCTTGTTCGGTATTCAGATATATTAAATGTTTATCATCATCCGTGACCGTCCAATATTTACCAGCAAATATTCTAAATAAATCAATAATCGTATTATTTCCAGCACCAACAGTTACACCCGCCATGCGATCCTTTAAAGGAGGACCGAACGATTCATTGTTGATTACATATATTTTTTTTCCTATTGCCGATGCTTTATCGCTTATTGATAACTCTGATTTGAGTAGTTTTATTTCTCCCATCTTAACATATGAGGTTGTTTCAAGTTTTATTTTTTCATCTACAAGTCTTTCAACGATTTCATCTTGAGATGGTATTAAACTAATAGTGTTTATATATGTCTTTTTAGGATCTCCTGAAACAACAGAAACCGCAACATTTCTTGATTTTGTTTTATTCTCACAAGACATTAGAACTTAAACCTCCTAGAATCATTAACAATAAACGCATTGGTAGTAGGAGTTGTTGTTTCTATTTGTGTTGCGTCAGTTTCTTTTGGTTTTCCTATTGGTTGTGTTGTATAATACTCTCCCTCAAGCATTTTATATTCTTTTTCTTTATTTGATAAATCTTCGGTTATTTCCGTTATTTTAGTTACAACTGTTATTTGTGGAGATTCTTCTGGTATTATATCGTGTGGACTTAAAATAAAATACTCATTATATATCATAAGTTTAAGATCTTTTGGTTGTGTAACTTGAAACTCTGGATTATTATATGGTTTTAATCTACATAAAATATTTTTATCTTTTGTCATATTAAATAATGCCGGCGTCATCTTCTTCCAAATCGGTATTTTTACATACGCCTCTGTTTCATTTTTTTCAAACCCAGTCAATACCTCTATTGTTTGTAACATATTATATTTATAGTTATAAAGTGGTTTTAAGAAAGGATTTGCTTTTATATCAACCGCTTGAGATAACGCTTTCTCGTTTATATTTTCTGGTGTTGCTAATCCGACCATCAATGATTTTATTTGATTTGGAAGTTCAACTATCTTATTTTGAGATTTATTCTCTAAAATATGAAAAGGTTCGTTGATATTATAAAACTTTATTTCTTCTTCTTTTTTGTTTTCAAAAGTAACGAAATCATCTGTCAACATCAAAAATAAAGAAGAATTTGAAGTTTCTTTTATTTCTTGATTTGATGTTTCAAGATTGTTAATAACTGGATTATCTTGTTTTGTTTGTGTTTCAAAAGTTGAGTTAACGCCAAAAACATCGGCAGTTGAAGTTGTTTTCTCTTTTGAAACTTGTTCTCGTTCGCTTTCAATAACCAATCCTCTTTCTGAAACTGTTGATAATAAATTAGAACGAGTCTTTTGTTGCGTAGTGTTCACTTTCGTATTATTGTTGCTTGTATTAAATGTTCCTTGAATGGGAAGAAAGGGAGATTTTCTCAAAGCATTAAATCTTGTTACTGTTGAAGAAATTTGTTGATATTGTTGAGTATTATTTTCTATTCCATTCGTGAGAGTAACTTTTTGATCTCCCAAATTAACCATAGTTGGAGATAAATATGTATATTTTGAGTTAGCCAGCGAATCATCTACAGTATATTCTTTGATTTGTGATTTTAGATTTATATTTATATCTTCAGATTTAAAATATTTTAATGTTTCTATTTTCGTTCTTTCTTCAAACTTTAATCCAGAAATAACAACTAGTCCATCGTTATTTTCTGTTTCTATTTTTCCCTCAAGGGTAAGAAAATCATATCCAACATTTTTGGGTATATCGGAATCAAATATCTTTGTAAATGTATTTGATATTTCAATACTTTTTAGTGTTTGACTAAAGTTTCCGCCACCATCGTCTTGTTTTTGTCCAGACGTTCTTCTTTTTTCCGTTCCAGCAACCGAAACCTTGGCGATGCTTAAAATCTGATTGACACTATCTTTAATAATATTGATCACCTTCAATATCGTATCTAAAGTAGCGGTTTTAGGATTTACATAATAGAACAATAGTTTTTGAAAATCACTAAAATCAGTTTTTTGAGAAAAGAACAACATCGTTTCAATGAAGATTGAAATCGAACTTATCCAAGGAGATTCTTTATTAGATTTATTTGATAAAGTATTTATAAACTTATTATTTAATCTATTTTTATCATAATCATAGTTATACAAACATTGATTGTAATATTTTTGTAAATCATTTATCTGTTTTGAAAGTTTATTTGCTTGTTCTCTTAAAAATAACGGTGTTTTATCTTCTATCTGTAAAATAACTTCATATTGATATAGACCAAAAGTTATATCAGAAGCAAACTTATCCATACCAGTAAAATATCTCATTCCTAAAATATCGGTATCTTCCAAAGAAATATTTATTTCCCGTAACGTGCCAACACTAGAAGCTCTGGTTATAAAGTTTTGTGGCTCTTTTTCTCCGGACATAATCACATTTTCTGGAGGATCTTCTGTATTAAAAACTTTACCGATATATCCTTCTATTGAATCACTTTTAACTCGTATTCTTCTAATCACCATTTGTGATATTCTAACATACTTCAATAAATCTAAAACATTTGAAGTGAAAATACTTCCAAACTGTGTTTTTTCACGAACCATTTGTAAAAAGTTAATCGCAAATAGAAATCTTACATCCCCATTTTTATCTCTTGAAATGGACGCTTCTGAAAAATAAGAAGTATTAGATAGATTTATAATCTTTTGACCATTTATTTTATTTATAATATTATTTATTTGCTGGGTATATGGTGTTATATCAAATTCAATCTGTTCAAGTTCATTTGAAGTTCTTGAATCTTGAACCTTATTGTTTGAAACTGTAATCAGTTGTAATATTTCTTCATTTTTTTGAACATCTTTATATTTTGCCCAGTTACCTTGTTGAGTTTGATGAACATCTCCTACCCAAATATTATTTTGTTCATCTACGAAAACAAACGCTCGTGAGTTTAAAATATAATCATCAAATATCAACTCTGAAGCAGTTTTTCCATACATATTATCTTCATTATTGAGATCAAGGTTCATTTCTTTCGCAAGCTCTTTAATATCAATATAACTTACAGCAAAATACGAAAGATGTTGTGGATTTTCATTGTTTAAAGTAAAGTTTGTATTTAAGGTGATATCATAGATTTTGTTTCCATTATCATCTACGCTTGAATCTATTTGATTTAACTTTGATTTTTTAACAACATCAGAAACAGAAATCAGATTTTGTTTAATATTTTTGTCATTATATAAATCTTTATTTGTAATAATATTTTTTATAAAACTATTCGTTATTTCTTTATCTAAACTTTGAAATACGATAACTTTTAAATATTTCACAAAGTTTATATTTTCAAACCAAGTAGAAACTAATCCATCATCCAACTTCTCCTTTATAACAAGTTGTATATTTACAAATAACTTTTTAGAAGAGTTCTTTGTTTTTCTTTCCAAGAATGCTGGAATAGATTCTCTTTTTAGTTTTCCCGTTTTCGGATCTCGTATAACATTCGGTTCTCTTTCGGAATCAATATGAGGATTTATTTCTTGATACTCCATTCCAGAAGATTCTAAAGAAATATTCTTAAAATATACATTCGGCAATATTGAGTCAAAAAATGATTTATTATCTATTGCCATTTATATTAACATTCCTTTTTATTTGGCATTATTGGAGTTTGTGTAATATCTCTTACAACATCTTCTGTTTCGTCGCATATATCTATGTTATCTGAAAATATATCTTTTTTATTGGCGCTTGATAAATGTTTACACATAATACTTTTATCTATTTCATTATCCACCAAAACATCCAAATAATATCCAACTTTTTGTGATTCTTTATCGGTCTCAAAAAACAATGGTGTCTGTTTAATCTCTTTTCTGTGCGGAGGGATTTTAGATTTTTTAACTTCTTCTATTTTATAGACTTCTATATCAAAGTTATCGTTCAAAAATCTTGTATTTTCTTCCGTCACCTCTAATAATATATAATCTTCTTTCACGGAAATCATTGTTCCATCTGGAAATATTTTATTTGGATTTGTGAACTCCACATTATTTCCAACATATGTAATATATTCCACAGAAGAACTTAACTGCGGTATTCTTAAAGATTGATTAGAACCGGTTAAATATTCTACCGATCCAGATAAACTACCGTTTAAATATTTAATGTTCCACGATGGAATATATGAAGTGTTTAAATATGAATTTCCTAATAAGTTACTATATAAAAACCCTTTATCTCTTGTATTTTGATATTCTTCTCCTCTTTTAACATTTGTTTCAATACCATCAACATTCGGTTGAATATCGTTATAAGGAGTATTCTCTTTTATTCTCGTTTGAATATCGTTTTGATGTTCTATTAATCCAGCATACGCTCCATCATATATAACATCGTCGTCCATAAAAGCGTAATATTCTGGCTTAAACTTGCCTTTGGACAAAAGTTTCTTTCCAAAAGAAGTTAATTCTATTGATATCACCCTTTCTTTTGGGTCAATAAATGACATTATTTATCTTCTACATCCTTTTTATCTTTTATTGCTAAAGTTGCATCCATTTTTACTAATTCAACCAAAGAAAAGAAATCGTATGGCCAGTTATAACTATAGTCTGGCTCTACTGCTTTAGAAGCACCTCGACCGCCGCCAATATTAAAATTAAACTTAAATCGATCGTCGTCAAATGAATCGGCGGTTTTAGCAAAATAGTTCCATTGTGCTTTTTCTTTAACCTTAAATACCATCCATTGTAGTTTATCTGAAAATGTTCCTTTCAAGAGTTCATTTGATAATAATTTATGAGAAATAGAAACCTCTTTTTGTTCTACTTTAACTCCGATTTCTGGTTGAAGGTTTTGCCAAATATCTGCCAAATCTTGTTTTGTAAGTTTGTGTTCAAACTCAAATATATACATAGCAAACGGTCTTATATTCTTATTTTTTATGAAGTCCATTTTAGGAGGAAATACATATTTCTTCATTTTTTCTACCATATCAACAATAGTATCTCCAACTTGTTTTTCATTTTCTTTTTTCTGTCTTTTATTTAACGCCAAATCTATTTCTCTTCTACTAATACTGAAAAACTTTTTATTTCCGTTAACCACAACAAATGGAACAGCAACGACCGCTTCTTTAATAACTTTCTCGTCAGCTATTCTACCAAGTTTTTTCGGAGTTTTATCAAATCCTAGTAAATCTGCCATAGATTTAATTTCATATTTTGGACTACTTCCGCCAGCAAAATAAACGTTATGTCCTGTTGTTTTATTTCCTTTTTTATCTGCACCTTCCAATACCCAATAATCCAAAGAGTTTGTTTCAATAGAAACAACCCTTTTATTTCCCAAAACACCAGCAGCATAATAATCCGGATATGTCATCGCCGATCCGCTGGCGGCACTATATACCTGACCATAATCTATAGCCCCAGCATCTTCACGATAAAATGGATCGGAAATCATATGTTGAATTTTTTTATCCAATGTGTCAACAAAAACGATATCTACAGCAGCAACAACTGAACCAGTAGTAACATTTGTGTCGACAAATGGATTATTTTCATATACCAATCTAGCAGAAGCGCTAACTCTTTGATATAATGGAATACCTCCTGGATTAGAAGAACCTACTGTAGAATTTGTCGTACTATTAATAGCTGAAACTAGATTTAAAGCTGCATTAAAATTACTAGTACTTACAATAAAATCTCCACTCGCAACTCCACCAACCAAACTAGTTCCATCTATAATTATAGTTTTTGAATCTAACTGTAAATGATCTCCTATATAAACAGTTACTTTTGCGTTTTGTTTTTCCAATTCTACAAGATTTTCAGATCTATTAAACCAAGAACCAATCGCTTTTTGTTGAGTATTTGTATTAGTAACACTAATAGAACTTTTTCCTTCTGAATTAAGTTTTGAATCTGGAATATCATTAATGCTAAAATATATTCCTTCGGAACCAGTTATAATATCACCATATTGATGCCACATTCCCCGCGATAATGAACCGGTTCCGGAGTTTTCAGAAGGTGCTACTGGAGTTTTATTTTTAAAATTTAAAATAGGAGTTTCCCATTTCGGTTGAATAGACCACACTATTTCACTGTTTGTTGGATCATCTTCAACTAATATTGGTTCATATTCTTCTGATTTTCCTTTTCCATAGGTGACTTTTTTGACTTTTGTTTTTCCAAGTAAATTAACAGAAGCACTTAACATCATCCAATTATTTGATGCTGAAATAAATGTAGAAACTAAATCCGAAACGCCCAATGAATTTATAGTAATACCAACTTCATCATCGCGAGCATTCACTGTTTTATTAAATGCGCTTTTATCTAAATGCGCCAATGTTGTCCAATCCATAATATTGTCGGTTAAATAAACACCACAAACTCCATTTCTTTCTGTTGGCATTCTCGTATAAGACATAGTTAAATGTGATTGAATTTCATCTATTGTGTATTTTCCAGCACCTTTATATGGATAAAATAAAAGTCTAGCAGATCCATATCCATTAAAATATGAAGGCGTAAATGGTTCATATGAATGATGATATGAAACAATTGTGTTTGAAGCAGTAAAATAATGATGCGGAAATACCCAGGGTGGTCCGAATGCTGAATTTCTATCATACATTTTAGTGTGAGTTCCCTTTAAATCATCCCAATCGGAACCACTAACTTTAAATGTCTTAGAATCTAAATAAGAAAACTCTTTCGATGAACGCCTTTCATGATAATCCGTCAAACTTTTAATTTGACCATTGTAAACAGTTACATCCATCCCAAAAAATGATTTAGAATCTTCTTCTTTTACTATAATTCCTTCTTGTGGTATAGGTTTAGAAGTAAAAGTAGTAAAGTTTTCATTTTCCAAAAAGAAATCTGGGACTTCTGCTAAAAAGTTGTGTATAGCGAGTTTATATTTTTGTGATCCTTTGCCTCCCCAAAAGGCAGCTTGATTTGTGGCAGCATCGTTAAATTTTGTTCTTAAAGAAGCAGAATGATCTGGTTCCATATCCCAAATCATTTTTTTTGAAATATAATTTTCTGGAGTTACCAACCCTTCAAACGGAATTCTTGAAGAAAATGGACTTGCTAAAACCGTTTGCCATTCTACTTTATCATCACTACCAGTAGGATTCACGCCGATTAAACCATATACCTGATCATTAAGCAATAAAGAAGCATCATTTCCATCTATTACCCATTGATTCGCCCGAGCGTTGGTGGGAATTCCATAAACACCTCGTGATGTTCTAGAACTAGTTAAATACGGCTCTAATCCATAAGATAAAGCATCTTCACTACCAACACCTGACTTAAAATCTTCCATAATGTTCGGAGGAATATTTCCATCATATATTGGAAAATCAACTGCTATTCCAGATTTAATGGAATTATATAAAATCCCTGGTCCAAAAAATGGCGCCAGAAATGCTCGCCAACTTCCAGTAGAAGCACTTCTATTACCATAACCCCGAGGGAACACATTATCACCATAGGATTGTGAAAACAAAGTTGCTATTTGTAGAGTTCTATTTTGAGGATAAAATCCCTCATATGGAAGAAATTTTAATAATGCTTTACAAGATAATACAATCTCATCTATTTTTCCCATATCTTTATGATCGTTGTTAATGATATCAAAATATTTCATAAAATCTGTATGAGAATATGTTTTATAAAAATCATTTTGAGAACTATTATCTATAGTAGCGCCAGTTAAATTTAAAAATCCATCATTATCTGAATAAAAGTTTCCTCCTTGTTGATCAACATAATTCGTCATATGTTCGCTTATTCTAAACTCTGGAATTATTGAATAATCTTTTCCAATGGATTTTAAACCATCATTATAATCACTATATGATTCGTAAAATGGTTTCTTCCCAGATTCATCTGGTGCTGACCACTTAGTATCTCCAGCAAAAATCTTGCTACCGGTTAATCTAACTTCAAAGTTAAGCGCTGGAGATATCGCCGACTCTATTAAGACTTTTCTAATCCACGGAATTCCCGTATATTCCACAGTTCTTCGAGAATATAACGCCCCGACTTGAAAGCTATCTGCCCACGCAGAACTTCTAACTTCTGCTGTCCCCAATAGAGTATGAGAAGTTATAAAATCATTATAATTCATACCATTTAAAGGTATACTATACCTTGTACTTCCAGAATGGAACATATTCCAAAAACGATTCGCCCGAGTAGATGTATAATTGGTATCATTATAATCTTTTCCACTGCCATTCATGTTGTCTAATACTACCCAAGATTTACCAAATAAACTGGTATTTGTATAATCTCCAAGCGCATCCGTTAATGTCCCAAATCCTCCGCCAAGACGATACCAGTGATCCCAAACACTAGAAGTTCTTGTTAATGTATATAATGATCTTGGCTTACCATTGTTATAAAGTTCACCAATTTGTGTTGCAGTCATTCCTCCACTTAATAAAGAAAAATCACTCATATATCCTTCATAAGGAAATGATCCGTATGAAGAACTAGCAATGCACGATCCGGTAGAAGATATCGTTACCGAGCCAGTTCCAGCGCCCCAAATATCTGAAGTTACTTCGGAACCATTTACATAAAACTTCACTCGGGTTGCCATTGCGTTCGCCAAATCTACAACAGTAACAACATGATACCAAGTACCATCATTTATTTCTGTTTGTGTTCTCCACTGACTATTATTGCTTCCACTAAAACCAAGATATCTTGTATTTACCGCAGAGCCAGTCTCAAGATAAAAGACGTAGTTATCTGCCCCCATAGATAATATTGTTTGGCGAGCAGGTTGTTGTGAAGTAGAACCAGAAAAACTTGACGTAAGATTTATCCAAGCAGAAACAGTAAAATCATTTGGAAACGTTGAACCTTGAGAACCAAAAAAACTATTACCAGCGCCAAGATACACACCCTCTTTATAATAATTTATTCCTAACGTCTGTGCTGAAGGCTCTGATGTTCTAGCGTTTGATTCAGAAACAAAATTAAATCTCACCACTGCCGGATTTGTATTTCCGGGAAGAGAGGGTTGTTTATTATAATCCGGATTACCTCCAAAAAATGTCGTATAATTATTTTGAAGTTCTCCCTCTCCACCACTCGAACCAGTTACGACATTCGCCGTTTCATAACTATTTCTTCCATCTAGCGACCACTTGCTTTGATTTACCGTAAATCCTTGAGAGTTTTGAACATTTGTTTGATGTCTTTGTCCTCTATTTTCGTTCCAAATATCAAAACTATAGTTTTCCCTTTGTCTAACTTTAGAAAGATAGGTATTTATTTCTCTGGGAAATAGAGTTTCAGAATACTTTAAAAAGTTAAACTTATTGATGGGATTATTTACATCTTCAACACTACGATTGATGTAGTTGTTTACAAGTTTATCATAAATCGTAAACTTATTATTTAGTTTGATACGATTTGATAAATCATCGTTGGCAAATGATGATATCTCTCCGGCATATGGATATTTTATTGTTATATTTTCTTCTTTATTGTTCTCGCCCAAAATAACAAACTGCTGAACGATTGGCTTATATTTTGAAGTTATTGAAGGTTCCGTATAAGAAACCAACTTTGAACCTCGTTTTTCTACGACCGTTTGTTGTCCGCCAGCAACCGAAACAATCAACGGCTGTGGTTTTTCAATAATCGTGATTATATTATTCTTTTTTAGATATCTCGCCAATGGAGTTTCGCCGGCGCGAATCTGTTTCCACGATGACCAACCATAAGGACCATTTCTTTTGTTTAATAGGGTGTTCAAATATGTAAATCTATTTGGAACCGAAAGACTTCCAACCGAAAAGAAGCCATCAATAATGTTCGTATTATAGAAACCGTTATTTATGTTATTCCAGTTTACATTCTCACCAAATCCAAGAAGATGATTTGATGCTGTTATATTTTCATATATATGATAGTTTAAAAATGTAAAGTTATCTGGAATAAAATCTGTCGCAGAATAGAGCGATAGTTCTTGAGCATCAATATCATAATATCTTGTTCCACCAATAAGAGCAGAACCATTTGAACTGGCACTTATAAATGTGATATCTTCTGATCCCGTTGAAAACCCATACGGAAGCAAATAATATGAAGAACTTATCCAAGAATAGTTAAACTCATTTCTTGGTATCGCGTGTTGAATAAACAGGTTGTCAAATACAGAAGCGGTTACTAAAGAATCGTTTGATCCGCTCTGTTTTGGTCTTTCCAATCTGTTTCTGTAAACTTTGTGAAATGACGCCGTTCCTTCATATGTATGTGCCTGAACTCTTCCAAGTTGACTATCATATCCAAACGGTCCACAATGTCTTGCTGACGCTGTGTTCAAATACTTTCGTATAAAAGGATTTCTATAGTTTAAGCTATTATATGGAGAATATTCTGCCGACTCCAAATCAAGACCTTGACCACCATTACTATCTCCAGAAGTTAGTTTATCTCCGGGAGCAGAAAATCTTGTCACAAATATGTGTCCGGACTTTGCGCGAGTTGGTTTTGTATAATGAGAAGTTCCCGATAATATCAGTGGAGAAACTAACATTACAGAAGTTCCAACAGATGAAGTAAACCCATTATTTTCTACGAACGCTTGATTATTTTCTTTTCTACCGGTTGTATGAACAACTTCATAAGTCTTACGATAGTTTTGATTTATTATATTTTTTATGTTGACCGGTCTTTTTGCTACTTCATCTCTGTAATATTGCGCTCGTGCTATATTTACATCTGAAGTCAAAGAAGCAAGATTTTCTGGACTTTCTACTCTCAACTCATTATTTGAAACAAATATTCTCCAACCTTCCGGTCTATTTGTTTCATCATTTAAAGTTGAACCGGTATTTAATCCAATATGTCTATACTGTAATCCGCCGACGTATTGTTCAGTAAACGGTCCTTGTAACGGCGGATCTTTTTCATTTCCATAAACATCTCTATGAAGATTTACAATAGCGACATCATCTTTAAAGTTCTTTATTTGACTTTGATATCCAGTATTTACCGAAGAACTTACCATATTGAATGGTAAAACTAAATCACTATTTTGTGTCGTTCCATCATAAGCGTTTACCGCTTTGCCGATCATTGTTTTCTTTTTATTTAGACCTAAATCATCAGTATTGTCAATAGGCTCCAAAACACTTGACGATGGAATATAAACAAAGTTTTGGGTTGGATTTCCAAAACGAGTTGAGTTTAAAATATACTGCGGGGATACTTTATTTTTATTTTTCTTAAAAACTTCATTTTGTGTAACAACCAATCTATAAGGAGTGGTTAGTTTTCTATTAAATGTTTGTAATGAAGCAGATAGAAGCCTGTTTCGCTCTTCATCAAATGTGGCATCTCCAGTAGATAATGGAGAATCAGATCTTAAGGCTTTTTGTTGCCAATATAATCTATTCTCTCTTTGCTTTCCGCTTTCTGGATAATGACCGTGTTCCCAATCATAAGTTAGTTCATTGATCCCTTTCATACCCGATTCTGGATCATCTATCTTATGTTCTATTCTTGGAAGTTTTGACCAATATTTATTTCTTTCAAATATATGACTTTCTATAACATTCATAATACCTTCAGAAATATTTGCCGATGCTGGAACTAACTGTAAAAGCATCTTTCCGAGCGAAGAATCAATCCACTTATAAAAATCAATATATTTTTCTATGTCCGGCGTATTTGCCACCTTCTCAAAAAACATACTCCGGAGTTTTTCCAATCCCTTATAAGATTGTCTATACTTATGAACCGGCTCGCCGACAAGATTGTTAAACTCTTTTATTGTCGCGAAAATATCAATCATTTCATCAGAAATGGTTTGATACATACTCTTTTCAACGGAGAAATAATGTTTGATTGGTCTTGAAGATCTTGTAAAAACAACATCATCTTGTTCCAAAATCTCAATCATATCCGAACTATCAAGTATTTCTGGTAACTTTTGCTTTGCTCCAAAAATATATTCTTTATCTACAATATTAGTGTAACTGGCTGGAAAGAAATCTCCTCGTCCAGTGTGTTGGCGATTTATTATTGGTCCCAACCATCCATATCGTTGTTGAGTGGTGCTCGATCCAGATGACAAATCATCTACATAAAACTGTGAACTCGCATCGGAACCGGTTACTTTAGCAAAATCCCAATGAAGCATTAAAGCATTGGCGCTTGGTAAAAACGAACCGGTTGAAGAACCCGAAAGATTATGCTGAAATAAATGAATAGAATCAAGCGGATGTAAGGTTCCGTAGTTCGTTGGATCTATTGCGTGGGCTTTTATTTCATCATTTGAAAGGTGTGTCGCCCAAACCCTTGCGGACGATATTTTAACATCCGATTGTTGAAGGACAGAACCGGTGAAATCAGTCCTGTGAGAACCAATATAAAACCTCTTAAGATTTGTTAAAAAGTCAGTCGCTTGAGATGTATTTATTGTTCCAGAAACAACGAACTCATTTTGAACTTTATCTAATATTGTATTGACGCCATAAAACTCGATGTTATAGGTGCCACCATAAGTTCCACTTATCGCATTAATATAAGGATATTTTGTCGGCGCTATACGAACAGCAAGATTCCATTTCTCATTATTGTAAACATCTCTAAATAAACTACTTGTTAATACTGGGAAATATCCTTCTGATGACCCAGTTAGTTTAAAATAAACATCGCTTGATTCCATCTTATCTCTTACGGCATATATTTGAAAGTTCGCTACATCTCCGCTTGTTGCTCCTATACGAGATGCAAGATTCCAAGCAGTGTTATTAAAATCTCCAGTTAACGCAGTATGAACTCCCATAAGAGACGAAGTAATAAATGGTGTTTCAAAATATAACTCCGATCTTTGATCAAACTTCTTTGGAAATACTACTTCACATTCATAAGTTTGAGCATAACCCGTCTTTTCGTATTTTTGACTTGACGCCGACAAGATAGAAACTGAATCGGTATTTGAACTTGCCGTATATTGATACACCGTCGCTGAAAACGATCCGGTATTATTAAAATCAATATAGTTCTTTTTAACTGTAGTATAACGATAGTTGTCTTTAAACTCGTGCGTTATATTGTCGGCATAAAGATTTATTCTTACAAGTTCATCATCAACACCAAAACATCTTATTAGGTTTCTTAAAGATTTTTCTGTTCCCTTTGATTTGTAGATATATGTTAGATTATTGTAAATGTTTTGATAAATCAGATTACGAACATCGTGAAGTTTTTGTTCTAACTCAACCTTTTCATCTTTTTGAACCAAGTGAGAAATAATATCAGCATCAGCAAATATTTCCGGAGTTACAAATCCCATTGATGATAAAAGTCTGTCAGCAAATGGAAGTGGTTTATTGCTGCTGGAAATATAGTTCGCATTCTTTAAAGAAACCAACGACTTTATTTGTAGTTGTAAAGTATCAAAATAACTTGAGATTATTTGAGTCAGATTTAATAAATGATTTGCTTCTCTATCTCGATCCTCCTCTATAATCCACGCCGGAAATGAGTTATATATTGAAGCATTGTTGTTTAAATCATAATATGAACCAGTAGATCTCTTATTGCTTAAAAGAGTATAAACATCTTTATGTTCCAAATATATAATAGGATCTTTGTTTTCAAATGCCGCTTTTCCAGAAATAACCATTGCTGATCCGGTCGCTCTTACTCCGGAAGCATATCCTTGCCACCAACCGTGAGACAAACGACCGGAATAATCTAAAACTGTTGAGTCTATAGAACCAGAACCAACAATTCCTTCATTGAACTTATAATAAACTCCAAGTTCAACATTAGCATCATCTGTATTAGTTCCGCCGTGAACCTGCGACTTCCAATATCTTCCAATATCTCTTGAAGTTCTTACGGACTTCCAAAAACGAAACTCATCAACAGAACCAGAAAGTTTTCCCCAACCTTCTGCCGCTGGAGGAGATTCTGTTGGGCTTGATTTTGTTCGTAGGGCACTAATATTTGCTATCAGTGATCCTGTTATTTCATTTATAGCACCATTGGAAACAGTTGTAATATCATTCAGTTCGCCGTTCTTGTATAAAGAAACAAGCAAATCAAATCCGTGATTTTGTGTTGAAATGGCATAATGATTCCAAGTGTTTGACATAACAGAACTTGTAGAAACCGTTCCATCATTCAAACCAACCGCAGTATCAACACCAGCAGAAACCGTTCCGGAAACACAAGTTACATAAAAAACTGTATTCGGTTCCGTAGAACCTGTAATATAAACCGTAAAACGACCATATTGACTTCCAATGGCATACGAAGGAGTTTCACCATTCCACAAATCAAAAATAACAGATTTGCCATGAGCGTTTCCAATCTCTCCAGTATTTAACCAAAACTCAATCGTATTACCACGATCACCACCAAACCGAAGATTGCTTTCTCTGTGTTTACTGGATTTATATTTATTTGCTCCGATTTTGCTTCCGGTTAAAACATTGTGCGGACCACCTTTTATTGTAATCCACTCAAGACTTGCGCTTGGAGGTTGAACGAATAACTCATCGGATGTTAATACTTTTGTTCCCCAGCCATTTACACAAAAGCGAACAAACCCGTTTGTTCTTGGATATTCGTTATCAAAAATGTATTTGTCAAGATAAGAAGAACTGTTCCAAAACTCTAACTTTTCTTTTGAAGAACCGTCAAAAGGATACTGATTGTATATTCTTTTAATGCTGTCTTCATAATATTTTTCACAATTTCCATAGAAACAAAACTCTGCTGGATTACTAAAATCAACCGTAGGAATATATCGTTCTTTGTCTTCCACATAAGCAGAAACATATTCTTGTGATTCCGCTTCGGAACCGACAGAGTTGATGGTTGCGTTTGTTAAAATTTTGTTGTTTGAAAATAGATCTTTGATCTTAGACATTGCTACAGTAAATACTATTGAGTAGGAATTTTAATCTTTTTCTATATTTTATTTATCTACCCTAAACTTCCAGGATTGCTTCATTTCGCGATAATCATTTGCTGTTGTCTTATATAAAAAGTTCATTTGATACATATATCCGGGTTCAAATATTTCCATATCTATATCACAGTATGACCCGCTTTCATCGTAGCCCAAACGAGTGTGATTCATTGATCCCGTGCCCCAATCCAGTACCACCAATCCATCCGTCACTCTTTTGACTCTATAATATAAATCTTCAATAAAAGCGTTTGTCGCTTGATTTTTAGCCACAGAATATATCGTTGGCTGATGATCCTTGTCACGAACGAAAACTCTAAAGTTCGCTTTCTCTTCTGGAGAATATACAGGTTTCAGATTTGTTATTGCCGCAACATAGTTAAACGATGGATTAAAGTTGTATGAGTTTAACGATTTTACTGTTATCGCACTACCGGTAAAATAACAAGTCGTAAAGTTTGCTCCATACCATCTATCGTAAACAACACTTGCGCTGGTGTTGAGAGCAAATGAAGCTGTGTACACTCCAACCGAATGATATCCGCCGGTTACAGGATATCTTGGCGTTATCGTTCGGATTTCGTTTGAACCGGTCGCAGTTGTAAATATTTTGAGGTATATGTTGCCGGTGGAAATGTCTGGGATATTTTTGAGTTGACCCCGAACATAGTTGTAAAGATACAGTGTATTTAAGTTATCGGTAGCAGAAGCAAGAGAACTGGAGTTATAGAAATTTCCGCGCGCATCTTTATATGACGAATCCCATCTCGCCTCAATAACTGGTCGCTTAAAGAAAAACTCCGACCCTCTTCCAAAAAACTGTTTGGTATATGATGAAGATTGAGCAGTCTCAATACTTCCGGACATATAAATACCAACAGATCG